GAGTGTAGAACTTGAAAAACAGTCCGAAGACAGCAGTTCCAACAAGAACACCTAGTGCAACCAACGTCATCTCTGAGGTAGTCAAGCTCCTTGGATGAAGAGTGTTCTTTCCTTCATCCCCTTGATAGTACCAGAACCAAGCCCCATACATCTGGATAGGGAGATAGTACAACCATTGGAGCACCATGTCGGCAAAGAGATGGGATTTATAGAACAGATATCCGTATAAGAGAACTGCAATGCCACCCCAGAAGAAGTTCCAGATATTCTGTTGGGCAAGTTGAAACACACAGAGGAGAGTAAGTCCTGACGCGACAAGTTCCACCCATCCCATAGGAGTGAAGAGATAATACTGGATTAAATTCTGCACGATTTCGTTCATTTTGTTTCCCTCAAAGAAGCTTCACAATCGAAGACACAATGTCCTTGAGAATCTCTACGGTGGTCACATTCATACACATTCTCTATGATGTGTTTACCAGATTTAACAGAATTCCCGAAGTCATTAACTTCAACGATAATTCCTGCGAAAGTCTTTTCACCAAGTTCAGGAATTCCAACTGCCATTCCATTTGGTGTTGAACCAACTATGAAAGCTTTTCTACTCTCTTCTTCTGAAAACACAGCACAAAGAGGCTTCGTCCAATCTATTCGTTTGTATTCCATCACCCAAGCCCCTGAACGTATGTTGTTATCGATTTCCAATCAGTTCTATCTTGATGGACACACCCTAATATCATCAATAAGATAAAAAAGAGGGAGAGAACGAAGAATGCATATGTTACGGCTTTACTCATGGTTAGCTTGCTCCGATAGCATCTTAGTCCTCCCCCTAAACCATTATGCTGCAATCTCCTTGGGATGTTGCTTCAGGATGTGTTCCTTGGCATCGTCGATCCATTCCGCCCATTTCTGAGCGAAGACTTGATCTTCCATTTCGTTGAATTTCTTTGCAGTTCGCCTCACCGCATCGAAGATACGACGTTCTTTCTCGATGTCTGTTCCTTCATGGAGGTCGATGAAGGTATCGAGAACATCGTGTGTCTGGTTTTCAACGATGTGGTATGGAACACCACGAAGGAAAGCATATGCCAAGTGGCTGATACGAGCCTCTTTGCGAAGCTTGTTCGTCCGATACCGATGAAGACCCCAGAACTTGGCTTCTGCCTCGTCATAAATGTCCTGAGCGTTGTCTTTCGGTTCAGGCCAGTTACGAGGTTCTGGCTTCGGCTTATTCTTGTCGTGACGGAACGATTGTCGTTGAGCCTCGAAGTCCATGATGTGTTTTTTCTTGACTTCGGCACGACGAATGGCTTGGGCTTCAGCAGCCAGTGTCGTCACTTTGACTTTCAAATGTTCGATTGGCATGTGTCTTCCTTCCTTGTTGAGATTAGTGTCGTTCGTGAATTTCATGTACTCTATTTGCCATGGCTACTCCTTTGGTTTCTTAGGTTGAATGATATAGAAAGGGCCTTTTTCTACAAGGGGATTACCAAAAGCTTCTTGGTCTTCTTTCCATGCCATAAGAACTAAGAAGACGGCGAACAATGGACCAAGTAAAATACATGCCGCGACTCCAAACGATAGGAATTCTCCTAATGTCATACCAGAATGAGTTCCTGTCAAATAAGGGTCCATACGTTCCTTATACATATAGAGAAGGAAAGCACAAAGACCGCAAAGATACCACAATAGAATCACAAACCACATTTATTTCTCCCATACACAAAGAAAGGTGTAGTGTTCTTCGAAATCTACACCTGCGTTAACAATAGAGTGAAGAGTCCATTTCTGTTCAGACATCACATTAAGATGTTCTTGAAGATCAGGACCCTTCACCCAATACGACTTATAGATTTTTTTTCATTGTACCCCAAGACATTTGGCATCGAAGAAATGACGATTATTGGCCTGAGAGATATAAAACTCTTGGTCAAACTGACATTCAGTAATACTATCGTATATCTTCGGTCCTGTCTTGATAACGATGTCTGTTTCACCACCTGGGTTTGCCAGGTAGTAAGCAATAACGAGAATGTATTTCAATGGTCATACCTTTCGATATCCACCGTTGCCAGCATCTGTTTGACAGGATCAGCACCTTCGCCAAGAAGAGACTTCATGATTGTAGGAGAGAACCCACTCACAAGAACCATTCCCTTCTGATCATGACGGATTGGAGTTGTTCCATTACGAGACTGAATATTCCACCAGACAATCACAGGCACTTTATATCCTGCATTCTCGAACATTTGGACAGTTCGTTGCGCTGCTGTCTGACTTCCTCCATACCGACTACCCGGATTGAATTCCATGTCAGACATTACCAGAAGATGAGAAGGCATGTCTGCCTGTGGAACGTTGTTCTTCACACCCAAATCAACGACCAACTGCATGGCTGCATCAAGATTAGTGGACATACTCCAATTTTGTCTCTCAACGAAATTGTACTTTTCCTTGATCGTTCCTTTCGGGATCATGAAAATCTTCGGATTGTCAGAAAATGTCACAGCACATCTGTTGAATGCAGACTTGTTCCTCTCAGCCAGGTAGATGCCCAACGAGATAGCCACATTCATACAAGTCACACCACTCTTACCAACTTGAGAGGTCATCGATCCAGAAACGTCTATAATAGGAAGGAAACTCATCCCATCACCTACATAATCTGGAAGAGCATTCCACATAGCATCAGCAGTTGCATCCGGGACATTTGCTTTGATGATATCGTACGGGTAGACCGCACCCGCATTGATCTTCTTTTCACCTTTCTTGACGCTCTCAAGGTATTCTGCGTATCTCTTCTGATCATGTCTTCCGAATGCTTTTCCGTATCGAGCAGACGCAACAGACGGGACGTGTTCATACTTGATTTCTTCCCATTCCCTTGCACACATCTGGGTTTCGACCACCTTGGTCAGTTCAACCAAAGTCTTCCTGTACCTCTTGGGAGACCACTCAAAGAAGTCCCTCATCATCTTGGCAATAGGACCATTTCTCGGAGCCCACTTTGCTGCCAGACCATTCTTTGCAGCCAGAGCTTGCAAATACATCTTGAGGACTGGTACACGAGACCTTTCGTTGTCTAGTAGACAGAAGAGATCGTCCCATCGACCCAAGACAGGAATAAGAGGAAGAATGCGAATAAGCCTATCGAAATCGTGAACCACGAGATATTGTAGAACCTCTTTGAACGTTTGTCGTTCTCCTGCTCCGCCTCTGATATCACGACCCCATAGTGCAATCTTGGACGCGATGTCTGGGTCGGTGGCATATGCGGAAGAAAAGAGGCCACGAATTCTCTCTGGTTTTGCTCCACGGAGTGCTCCAAATTGGAAAAACATGTCAACACAGGCATCGAGAGAGGTTGAATAGGCGACATCTCCATTCTCCGTTGTTGTAGTTGTACCATGTTCGATAGCTGCATTGACGAATTTATTCATTTCCCAAGCCCTTCCACAGTTTGAGGTTTTTGATGTTTCAAATCATATCGTATGCTGAACTCAAACAAAATAACAGGATCGTTATCCCACCATTGGGACGTATTGAAGCAAGTGTTTGCTACAAATGGAGTTGAACCATTTATTTGTAGTTGCTGAATCGATCCTTAAACTTAACAGGCTCTACTTTTACGTGCTCTACCAACTGAGCTACACCCACCTAGGTGGATGACAGGACTCGAACCTGTGACCACGAGCGTGACAGGCTAATTTTTGTTGCTGTAGAGAGCCTTAATTTCAGTATCTATCGCGCTTATGAACGACAGTCATATCCCAATCGATGATTTCGACTAAGATGTATATAACGATACCCATCCATATAAACGGGCCTCCAAATGCAAATGCAAAGGTCGCCAAGATATCGACGAGTTTGATTGCTTTGTATAGGAAGTGATATCGATACCAAAGACCTAAGATAGTCCCGAATAGCCCGACACCATACCATATTAGTAAGGGAAAGAGACCAAGGTCCATGATCAAAACCTCTTCTTTCCACAAACAGTACAACGATAAGCAGCATCACCGGATGCATTTCCTTTACAGGGGTTATGCACTCGTTGTTGCTTTCCGTATACCTTGTCTTGATCCTCGTGTTTGCAATCGCATACCAGAATTTTCACTGGTGCTTTGAACCAATTCATAGTCCACCCTTCATTTCCTTGATCTTCTCATTCTTGTAATCATTGGCTGCTGATCTCTCAGCATGGACACGAGCGATTAATCTCTCGACATCGTTATCCTTCCAACAATCAGCAAGAACTATGGCTGTTCCACCGGCAGTCTTGGACTTCTTTTCTTGTTCTTGGTAATAGATGAACCTAGACCCCATTATCACAGCATCGATGAAGAATGCCACAGTCACAATGATAGGGAATATGTACCAGCAATACCCATGTGTGAGCCAAGACAAACCCCACCACAATAAACACCCAAGAACGAACAGAACAATACAGACAATGCGAATTCCGTAATGTTCAAACTTTGCTTCGAAATATTTTTCTCGAATTACATCGTCACGCCATTCTTTGAGGCTATGACCTGGGTCCCAGATAAATGGAGTACCAAGCCAGACGATGAAAGCAAGGGGTATCCAAGCCACATTACGAGTAATAAGAAACATCACTTTTCCTTTCTTTGGCTGCCTCTCAGGGACTCGAACCCCAATTCCAAAGTCCAAAGCCTTGTGTCCTACCATTAGACGAAGAGGCAACAGAGATTATTGTTTGGTATCCTTGGAGAAAGCGTTAGATATCCAAGAACCAGCCCTTGTGCCTTTCATCCACCAACCGAGAGAAATTCCAAGAGCAAGAAAGAAGAAAGAAAGCATTATATTGTTCCTGTTTGTAGGTAGGACCAACCTTCATCAGTCAATCCTTTAGGTTTTTGTCTTGAACGAAGAGAAAAAGCTCTCTCATCATTCCATTTTGTGATCATCTCCAATTCACTTTCGATCTTTACAGGTTCTTGATTTCCCATTGGAGGGACATATTCTACCTTTTGGATCAAAGAGAATGATGGAGGTTTGGTGAAGTTGGGTGTTAAATCCCTCTCCACTAAAATCTTGATATACTCCAAGGATTTCACATGTTGCTCATCACGAGATGATATGAGAGCAGGCATGATCTTTCCTGGATGCCAAAGACGAAATACCAAGAAAGGATATCCATTTTTATCTGGATCACTGAAATGATACTTGATCTTGGTGCTACCGTATCCCGGAATCCATGTCGCGTAGACACTAAGATACCATCCGAGATCAGCCAATTCTTGCAAAGAAGTATTGATTAGTGGGGGAGATTTGATTGGTCTATCCCCAAACCTCAAATACTCCTTTGGAGTGAAGAAGAAGTCTCGTTTCTCCCCCATTTGAATTACAGCCCTTCTTCGAATTCAGCAACGAGGTCTTCGATTTCCTTCTGGATTTGTTTCACCGAACGCTGATGTTCCAGAAGGACTTTCGTCTTGTCCTCGATTTTCTTCTTGTAGGACTCTTGACGCGCTTTGTTGATCGCGTTCATCGCTTGTCCTACGAGATCAGGCTTTTGACCTGGTTTCAAAGGCTTCACATTCTCGTCATCGTCTGCCATTTTTCTCTCCTTGATGTAAGAAACCCCTAGGGACCCAGAAAGGCTAATATCCCTAGGGGCCTAAACTCTGGTGAAAGGATGAAAGACCAGAGCCTAGTCTGTTGTATCCTTACGCTTGCCTAGAGTTTGGGCAACTCGAAGGATCAACTTCGAGATTTGTGGGTCGGTTTTCACCTTGGCCGATTTGAACAAGACCGCATTGATCTTGTACGTATCGAACTTGGTCAGATATGCGCCCCTTGGAACACGCAGAGGATTGTAGAGAGGTGTTCCCTTCGGAAACTCCAAATCGTTCAAATCCTTGTCATAGATGTAGGCGACCACAACCCCATCTTGTTCCATGGGTTTCGCCCAATTCATGGCAGGGAGAGCAGCAACACCAAACGCGCATTGAGCCTCGCCAACCGACATGGCAGCTTCTGCTTCGTCCAAAGGAGTGTTGTTGGTCTTGGCCTTGGCCCACGAAGAACCGTTGCCGAATTTCTTCTCGATCTCGACCATGTTGTCCCAGGTCAACGCGGAACCGGAACCGATGGTATCCACGATCACCGTATTCTTGTCGGTGATATCCGAAAGCTCATCGATACCACTTTCTTTGGTACACAACATCGTCATGACTTCGGCATAGAGAGCAGCCGCCGGACGAACAACAGTCACGAAACCGGGATCATCCTTCCCGAGCTTGTAGTATATGTCGGCCTGTGCTGGACCATATGCACACGTACCGGCTTCCAGCGCATTGAGAATGGCCTCGGAGCCGTCGAGATTGTTGATCGTGACAGTATGTCCCTGTTTCTGAAGTTCGGTGCCGACACCTTGCATAAGCCCATCGTAGCCTCCTCCTTGTTTTCCGGAACACAAAGTCACATCGGCCGCATTCGCAGATAGAGGAGAGTGAAACCAAACGAGAGCGACAACACCAGCAATCACAAGACTTTTCATTGACTTTTCCTTTCTACTCCAAATGGCATTATTACCACTGGTAAAGACACAGGGAACCTGCCATTGACTGTGTTTAGCTGTGCTACGTCAACAGTCTGCGATCAGGCTACCTTGCACTTGTACAGGTACTTACTTCCCTTCTGATGCACATACGAAGGTCTAGCATTGCCCTGTGCCTTTATCAATGGTAGTTACGTGTAGTCTTTGTATCTACCATATCGAGACTCGAAGAGTTCCATCCATCGATAGTCTTCTTGGAGTTGTTCCCAATAGAGATCAATTTGATCCCAATGATCGAACTTCATCTTGTTACGATGAATATTTATTGTGGCTTCTTCTAAGTCTCCTAACCACCCAACCCAAAGAGCAAGGGTAGTGATGATAAGAACCGTCCATACGAGAATTTCGACTTCATTCATCCTCTTCTTCCTTCTTCTCTTCTTCTACTTTCTCTGATCTGACTTCAAATCCATATATAGTCCCGTGTTTACGAGACACATAATGAGCATCATCTGTATCATTAGGGTCATAACTCAGGAAATGATAGTCTTTACCTTGTTCGAAGGAGTCATTGATAGCCTGAAACCCCTCGATATCAATAAGAAAGACTTCTTTCCCTAGAGACCCTTTGAAAATCACAAAAAACATTTTGATCCTTAATCTGTTAACTCGTATTCATTACGTATATAATGATTGAAAAACTTACCTTTGCTTTCGGCAGTCATAAAAGCTTCAAATACATCTGGTGGAACGTCTTTGTATTTATACGTCCCATCATAATTCTTAGGAGGACCATACTGAAATACGACAGTCAACACTTGTGTCTTATCATTGTAAGATAACTGATAAGTACATTCGGAATTAGTCTTGACCGTGGTTTTCATTTCACCCTCATCTCATTCAAAAGGAGAACTGTCTCCGAAGCGACAACCTCAGAGACAGCACTACAAAGATAGAAAGCACCAAGTTCAGTCTCCCGGAATATGGACCAATCACCGAACTCATTCTTCCGGGAGAAGAACATTACTTTTTCTTTCTCTGTTGCATAGCCTTGATCTTTTCGACCTTGGCAAGTTCACGACGACGAGACTTCCCCGCATCCACTTTGGAGAACTTCGGTCGTCTCAAAGGAGCCAAATGACGATAACCATTGGCTGCCTGTTTCCTTTTGCGTCTAGCAGTTCTTGCTACGCACATGCTTCCCTCATGCAGTCGGGGGAGTTGTTCCACCCGTATACTTCTGAATGAACGGCCACCCATAGCGATAAGCAACCGCACCGACAATAACACCAAGAACAAATTCGACCAATTTTATCTCCATTTCATTGAACCAGGGCAACGAAAAGCCTCTGGTGGTTGAGCGTTTGACAATGACTTTAACATCATTGCGTGATCTAATCTGCGAACAGCCAAACGCTCTCTAGCCTTTCGCAAATACTTACCATTCATGCCTTGTCCGCAAGTATTGGACTTCTGTCCGCTTCTTCCGAACCAATGTCTTGGATGGATGGATAGTTGTATCTTTTCTTTCTTCACCATCACTCAGTCCAATTAGGACGATTGAAGTGCACGTTGTCGAACTGTTCTTCGAGATATCTGGACAGACCAGAGTCATCGAAATCTTCGACGTAGGGCACATCACCCGTCTTAGGAAAACCCTTACTTGATACTTCCGGGAGATACATTTCTGGAGGGATAGTTTCGATCTCTTCCCTTATGTCAGGGTCTTCTTGTTCTTCTAGAGAGAAACCAGGTATAGTAGAAGAGGTTGCCAGTTTCATTTCAGTAGCCCACCCAATTTTCTTAGTTTTGTCCCTCAAAGGTGGGGAGAGATTTAAATAGAGCGCTCTCCCCATTCGCTCTCAACTCAGGACGCTTAGCGACCATAAGTTCTTTGCAAGAGTTCTAACAATCGCCATAAAAGTTTTTCCAGGCCATCCTGCCACGTACCTTTATGATCCCATTGTTATCGTCCATTGCGACGAGGGTTCTTTTCGAATGATCGCCTTCTTTAGGGCGTTTCCCGGCTCCCCAAGCCCTTAATTTAGCTTATCTTTGATCAATCTGCTGGTACGCGCCCCGCGTTGCCTAGCGTCGCATAGCTTTCCTCCATTTAGGATCAGTTGATGCTAGTTTCACAGCTTTTATAACTATCGCTTAGCTCATTGGCTATCAGCGGACAAAAAAATAGCCCCAAGTGAAAATCTTCTAGGAGCTAGGCTCGACTAGAAAAAGATCACTTGGGGCTAAGTTGCCTTGTTACTGCGCAGACGGGGTTGACTGCGAGGGGGTAACAAGGGGCGCGACTTGCTCGTAGATAGGAGTGTGATGTTGTGCTGCCACACCACCAGCGGCCCCCAATGCGAGCAAAAATATCATTCCAAGGAATTTCACTTATCTCTCCTTCTGTATAATGAAGATTTGTTTATCCCTATCTTGGGCAAAGAGCTTCATGGGTTGTAATACTAACAGGTTGAACTTTTTGCGACCGGTGTGTCTACCATTTCCACCACTCCCCGATAAGTGGTCGGGGAGGTAGGACTTGAACCTACAATATGCCGGTTTATCCATGCATTTTTGTTGCTGAACTCAACCTAATTAATTCAGGCTAGCTTTTTGCTTCTTCATATTACAAGTATGATGCAAAATCGATAACGAAGTTATCTCTCATTATTTGCTGCAACTAGCCTTTAATCGTTTAATTCAATGTATGTTTGGGAGGGACATGAACTACTTCACCACCTGTGATCTCCTTCACTAATCCAGAAACACTTCGTTCCATGAACATACGATGTATTCCTAGATGGATAAAATACTCCACGAATTCTTCACGGGTAAAAGGACACCCATGGTGCTTCACTTCGTGCATGTAACATGCTTCGAGATAAACAGCCGAAGTCAGATTGTATAAACAATCACGATTTTTCAATTTGCACTGATGGCACATGTTTTCCCTTTCTTTGTCTCTCAAAAAGACACAAGGAAACCACTAGGATTTAGCCAGTTGCGGCGGACCACTCCTATTGGAAGCCTATATTTTGGGACGGACAGGCTCTTAGTGCATTGAGGAATGGGGGACAGTCTCAACACACGTTCGTCCTTGTGCCCATTTCAGAGACAAGTTTTTAGTTCTTTTTTGGGGATTTACCAGGTAGCACGGGGGGTTTGCATCCAAAGCAATTTTTTATTTGCTGAAGGCTACCTTACTCGGAGGAACTCGAAATCAACTATCAGGGTCGTTGTTCCTTAACACTGGAACCGCGTGGTTTCTTAAACCCTTATGAGAGCTTATGCGTCCTCTCATTTTGACTATGCTTGCTCCACAGGAGCGTGGTTTATGAACATGATTTTAATTTTGTTGCTGCAATGACCCTTTAATCGTTCAGGCTCTCTTTATACATGGAAAGCGTTTCCACGCTTAAGGTTTGATTGCTGTATAGAGCCTTTAAATCAACAGGAACGCGCCTTTCGGGCATGTCAACATTATGGAGTTGGTTTTTGGTTGCTGAAACGTTCCTAAAATGGTTTTCTGTGAGTGTAAGCTTCGTTAAGTACGAGGGGGTCGGGTTAAAGAATACCCACACTCACAGAAAATTGGGAGCGAACATTGGCGTTGAACCAATCACAAGAGACTGAAGGGGACCTCTTGTCCTTCCTAAGATTCGCTCAAAGCGGTGTTGCCTAGTGCCTTTCGCTTCGGATGAGGGAACAACGTGGCAAAACTCAAAGCACACTTGACGTACGGGAGTCGGCCAACATCGGGGGGATGTTTTAGTGGCCTTACCTTTTAACAATCAAGCTTCACTGTGCCTCAAGGATACACTAGGCAACAAAAAACCCCACTAGAAATAAATCCAATGGGGTTTTCAGTAGTCTAGGGAAAAGAGGTATTACATTTCTCTTACGCTTTGTATTAGAGCAAGCAAAAGAATTACTCCAAATACACCCGCGCCAAGTATAAGCAGTTGGAGCATTTTATTTTCCTTTCACTTGTCCATCCATTTGCGCCGGACTCTACGTTTTGTTCCGACCTTTTCGATACGCTCAACAATCCGGCCTTTACCTGCTAAACCAGGGTGGAAGCCTTGTATGATCCCATATTTCGGCTCTTGCACCTTGATTTTAGCAGCATTGGCCTTTCTATTGGCTTCGGCTTTAGCCTTATCGGCCTTTGCCTTGTCCTGTAACTCATGAGCATGAGCAACTTTGCCTTCCAAAGCCATGCAAGAAATAATGGTTTTAGTTAGCTTTTTCTCTAGTTTCATGACTGCTAATTCAATCCATTTCTTACGTTCTGGACTGGTTTTGCTATCATGTAACTCTTGTTTGTTACGCTCTATTTGCTCACGCAATCGTTTTGCGTTCTTTTGCGTTTTCTTCAACTGATTTTCTGGCAAAAGCTTAGTCGGTTTGTTTTTCGCCGACGATGTTAGCATCCCGGAATGAGACCTAACATTTGTCATCTTTGACCATTCTTTCGGTTGACGGTTCCGCCTTATCTTAACCATTTACTTTCCCTTTCACGATGGTCTAGAAACGCAAAAAACCCCATGAGAAATTAATCCCATGGGGTTCCTGATTTAACGCGCTATGCGTTCGGGATGGCTCTAGTGAGCGTGAGCGGCTTCCGGTTCTTTCTTGGCTTTCGCGTTGGCATTGGCCTTGATAAGTTCTTCGGTTTTGGCTGGAGTTTCCTCCTCCGTTTCATCCGAATGAGAACCATCGTTGAAATTGTCCAGAATGCCCTTAAGCTTGTCGCCAGAAAGGCCCAAAGCCCGTCCGGCGGCAGCAAGTTTATTCTTTTCAATTCCATTCGTTGCCGCATTCTTGGAAATTTTCATGAGCAAGTTTCCGACCATGCGTTGCAAGGCGGTAGCATCCATCGCTTCCGCGTCGCGCCGTTCGGCGTCGGCAGACTTCCACATGAAATCGAGCGCCTTTTCTCCGGCGTCTCTGATTTCCTTTCGTGCGGCCTTGATTTCCTTGATATCCTTCGGAGATAACGCTTTGTTATCCTTGACATCGATCAAGAAAAATCCCTTGATCTTGCCATTTTCCGAACGACCGGAGAAATCGAAGAATTTTGTCGGACGACGCTCCCAAACATCTTCGGAAACTTCGCCGTCGATCACTTTGCGAATGCCGCCCTTGCCGAAGATATCACGTACACGATTTGCATACATGACGCGGAGTGCTTCTGCATCCTTCGGCGAGCCGTTCTTGTCATTAGCAAGCTTGACGTAAAGATCGTTGATGAAATGCGGGTGACCATGCATGAGCATAAACATTCCGCTTGCGGCAGCCGCTTGAAGCGATACCGCGCCGGCTCTGGCGTCCTTGACTGCCTTGTCGTTCAAGTCGTAACGACGCTTGCTATCGGCATTCGTAAGGACGAATTCGTTATTATTAGCCATAGTCTTTCCCTTTCGCGCCTTTATCCGGTTGAAAAGCTACTGACCAAAAGGCAAAAAACCGCCAGTAGCCAAGTAACCGGATTAGCAACGGCCAATTAGGAACAAGCCCGCATGAAACCATCGCGTTAAGGTCTATTCAATTGAGAAAGAACCATACTAAAACTAAGACATAGCTTTAGTATCCACCGCTCCCACGCTTTCGCGCTTAGACGGTAAGTAAGGTGGTTGTACAAAACAACCAGAATGCAAGCGCTTGGGTGCCTATGCTTCCGCTCTAGCTTCCGCCTTGTCCCGCTTGTCCTACATATCGGAGGCGGGGGCTTGGCTAGTGCACCTATGGTCCTATCCCGGAGGATGCTTCCGAAGGCTGAAGGCTGACAAGGCAAGCGCACATGTCGCATTCAATGGGTATTAAAACATGCGATTGTGGCAGAAATAAGGCAGAAAACCAGGAATAAATTCCTATCTTATCACGCGGATATAAGGCACGAGCGCGCACGTATGCCAGGTTAGGCTAACGTTAGGTGATAGGCTCTAAATCGTCCACAAATGCCCGTACAAGCGTTTTCGTTGTTTCTGGCATGGTGATACCCGGAAACCCCTAGAAACGCTTCTAGGACCGGTTCCTGTGGCAGCTAGGGCATAGGCAAAAGAAAAGCCCGGTTCCGATCCTGCCAGCTAGGCGAGACCAGTTCCGGGCTTGATTAGATCACAAGTAATCGTCGGCTTGTCCGCTTTCGATAAAGGCACATTTGGCACAATGCCTTGATAGCTTTACAAGTCTTTCAGGGTCTTTTGCTTCCTTTGCAGCTTGTAAATAGTAATAAGCCGCTTGAGTATAGTTTTCTTCCATTCTCGCAACATCGCCCATTGTTTCGAATAGACCTTTTGCGAGCTCTCTCTTGTCAACATACATCTTAGACATGAGATATTCCCTTTGCTGCTAGTGAGAATTGATAGTGCATTTCTAGAGTATCATAGATATGGTTTATTGCCCTATAGAGTTGGGTTTCATTGATTATCCCATATCTCTTAAGGTGTATCCTTATGATCTCCGTTGCACAATCTTCCCGCCTATTTCCAGCTAACCAGCTAGACTTAGCGTAAAAGTTGATTTCTGCTATATCACGGTCATTCATAGGTTTTCCCTTTCACGATATTAACCTATTCACCTATCGCCTAATAAATCCCTAGTAGCCATTGTGTTGATTATTTAGCTAGACAAACGATTTCAACTCGTTTGATTTCACTTGGCTTGTATTGAACGGTATTGTTATTACCGTCGCTACTAATCGCACCTTTAGTCATTAATTCATTGAAGAAATAGAGCATATCGTTAATGTCTCTATATTCCCCATAATATTGTCTAGAGCCTTCAAGTTCGAAGAATAGTTGATAGACCATGTTTCAAAACTCCACATTGTAATAGAGTTTCGAATATTTCCTGATAATAGTTAGAACTTCATCAGGTATAGGTAGATCAAAATCAAACCAAGATTGTTCGTAACCTGGTTCAATCTTCATACAATGCTTACCTATATCAGTAACACCGCCTTTCGGAGTAGCGCGGAACAATACACGATAGGTTTCTGTCCTATCGGGATAAGACAAATCAATGTCAAATCCGTTTTCATATTGTTCTATTCTTTCATACGGTCGCATTAGTCTTTCCCTTTCTTTGTAGTGTTAAAACTACTAGGGATTAACTAGACGATAGGTCGTTATATCCTACTAGCTAATAAAACCGCTCATATAAGCCGGTTGATTAGTGAAGTTCTTTACGTTTCTTTCTTCCTTCAAAGCCGACTTGTTGAATACCTAAATAGATATGCCAGTCGGCAAACTCATATCTAGACCATTTCTTTCCGTTTTGGATTGAAATCGTATAGATAGTTTCAAAGTATATAGCCAATGCTAGATTTAAGCTTATTTCGTTATTCATTTCATTACGTCTCTAATGACATGCAAAGGATTACCTTGCTTCATTAGTTCGCGTTGTTCTTGTATTGTCTTGGAATGAACTCTTACGATTTCTCCAGCCTTAGTATCCGACCATTCGATTGTATAACCGTTCAATACTCTATCGAATAAATCGTATTGTTCTTTCTGTACTACGGCGACCGTTGAACGCGAATGCTGTCTTTCCCAATCGCGCCAAGCTTTCCATTCAATGCAATCTGTATTTTGCGCTGATAATGGCAAGTCTTGAACACAAGCCCATAGATAAATACCACGGGCGATATCACGCGTCTTAGCTGAATTGTTCATGTTAGTTATCCTCTTGTGTTGGGTTAGCGCTATGCGCCTCATAGAAGCCCATACAAGCGGTTTAACTAGCTAGTAGGATGGATCATGCCGACAAGAGAGAACGCGCGTTACAGCGCCTCTTGTGCGGTCCTATTCGATTGTCAAAGAACGGGCGGAAGTCGAGACCGGGGTTAACTCGTTTCGCCAATGCACTGCTATTCCTCCGGAATTATCACATAACCCCATGAGATTTCAAGCAATAAACATATCGCCAGGAAGGTCAACAGGGGATAATTATTTTAAAAATCAACGGAAAAGGAGAAAAATATCTCTTTACTTTAAAAAATATGCATAAATTCCTATTTACCCTCTTGACAAACATTTTAAATATTGATATAATATATGTATAAGGAAGAGAATAGAGATAGTTCATTGATAATAACATGAAGTATCAAAGAAAGAGTAGATAACAAAGATAAGAGTATTAGATGTTTTCGATTAAGCTTCTACTCTGGTTAGACTTCATTGGATAGTCATGAATGGTTTGAGTTAGAGTATCAAAGGCTCTAGCTGGGACAGTGAGCTATGATTATGATCCGCGATGACTGGTGCGGGCAAGAATAGGTCTAGCTGTATAAGAGATATGTATCATTCATTTAATGGATAACTATGTCGATGTTATATAAGGCAAGTACTCATACATGATAGTGTTTACTCTTTATTGTATAAATCCCAAGTAATGGACAATGACCCAAAGCTAATACTGAATAGATAGTATTCACAAATATTAGAGATAATATACACGAAAAGTATGGCGCTCTCTACTTCTCATCCAAGTATATCTCAAAGTATAACACCTACTATACTTCCTGGTTGATAGTATAGCCGAAGTATTACTCTAGTAGAGCCAGGGGAGAGGTGACAGGGTGGGGGTATACCGATATCGTATACACAGTCGGCGTAATTTTGGAAAAATCAAAGGTGTAAATATTCTATGGCAAATAAAGAAAGAACAGAGCTACAACAGAAGTTCCTAGAGGCTCTATTTGGAGATGCCCAAGGTAATGTTCGTGAAGCTATGAGAATGGCTGGATACGCAGAGAATACTAAGGTCTCCGAAGTTGTCCGGGCGCTCCGGGATGATATTGTAGAACAAGCCAATATGGTACTAGCTCTCAATTCTCCTAGGGCAGCAATGGAATTAGTAGGATTGCTCGTTGACCCAAACCAAGTAGCTGCACCGACTAAACTCAGAGCTATCCAAGAGATTCTTAATAGAGTTGGTGTTGATGCTCCTAAACAAGATCAAGACATCAATCTCAAAGTTCCACAAGGTGGTCTATTTATTATGCCTGCAAAGGGTAATGACAAGGAGATTAAAGATGAAGAAGACAATGAAGGTTAAGAATTGTAAATCATGCGGGAAACCAATGAACAAGGGCAGTCACAAGAACTGCTAAATGAGAAATATCCTGAAAGACCTCATCTTACTAGAATTCCTTACGGCTATATAAAGAAAGCAGGTGATCCTAATCTCCTCGTCCCTGATCCGGCTGTTATCCCACTCCTTGATCAAGCCTTAGACCAGTTAGACGCAGGTATATCTCTACGGACAGTCACGGAGTGGTTGAATGCTAATACACCTGAATACGCTCAATTATCTCACTCTGGTCTAGTTAAACTCAGGAAGTTCTACAGACCTAATGCTAAGGTAAAGAAAGCTCCAATAAAGAGACTAACTCCTGATGAGAAAGCAGCCAAGAAAAGAAGGATGCTTATTGCTCAGGAAAAGAAGAAGATTAAGAATGCTCAAAAGAGGGCAGCCCGGTTAGGAGAAGAACTAACTATAATCAAAGAGAATACTATCGATGCAAAGGATAGGTCTCTGTTGATGGAGTTAGACTATTCATCTCCTGAATACAAAGAAATAGAACAAGAAGAGATTCCTGTTGTCTTTAAACCTAACCCCGGACCACAAACCCTCTTCTTTGCTGCAGAAGAACTCGAAGTTCTCTATGGTGGTGCAGCAGGGGGAGGAAAGTCCTACGCTCTAATCGCTGACCCAATGCGGTACTTCGATAATAAGCATTTTCGTGGGTTGATCCTTCGTAGAACCAATGACGAACTCCGTGAACTGATCTGGAAATCTCAAGAGTTGTATCCTCAGATTTGGGATAAGGCTCAATGGAGAGAGAAAGACAAGGAATGGAGATTTCCTTCTGGTGCTAGACTCTGGATGACTTATCTCGAAAGAGATGAAGACGTAATGCGTTACCACGGTCAGGCATTTACTTATATCGGTATCGACGAGTTAACTCAATACTCTACTCCATTTGCTTGGAACTTCATGAGGTCTCGTCTCCGTGATGCTTCTGGTACTCTCCCTCTATTCATGAGAGCTACCACAAACCCCGGCGGCCCCGGCCACGGATGGGTCAAGAGGATGTTCGTTGATCCTGCCCCGAAGGGGAAAGCTTTCTGGGCAACAGACATCGATTCAGGGGAAACTCTAACCTTCCCTAAAGACCATCCTAAGTCAGGACAACCTCTCTTTAAAAGACGTTTCATCCCTGCCCGTGTCTCAGACAATCCTTATATCTGGGCCGATGGTAACTATGAAGCCAATCTGATGTCTCTCCCTGAAGTCCAACGTAAACAACTTCTTGAAGGGGATTGGTCTGTTGCAGATGGCGCAGCCTTCTCAGAATTCAATGAAAGAGTCCATACTTGTGAACCATTCGAGGTTCCTGCTGGTTGGAGGAAGTTCAGAAGTTGTGACTTCGGTTATTCAACTTTCTCTGCAGTACATTGGTATGCTATTGATCCTGAAGATGTCCTTTATGTTTATAGAGAACTCTATGTCTCTAAGAAGACTGGTAAGGAACTCGCCCGGCTAATATTGGATTTAGAAAAGAATGAGAAAGTCACTTATGGTGTCCTAGACTCTTCTGTCTGGGCTCAAAGAGGACAAACCGGCCCGAGTATCGCAGAAGAAATGATCGCAGAGGGTTGCCGTTGGAGGCCATCAGATCGTACCGCAGGTAGCCGTATCAATGGAAAGAACAGACTTCACGAACTCTTGAAGGTGAATAAATACACCAATCGCCCCGGCATCATCTTCTTTAATACTTGTCGCCAAATCATCGCTGATCTACCTATGATCCCTATGGACCCTAAAGGTGGAGAAGACATTGATGATAGATATTTATCTGATCACGCTTATGACTCAATTCGTTATGGTATCATGACTAGACCCCGTGGTAATGAAGTAATGTCACTACAAAACTACAAGGTTACTCATTGGATGCCTTCAGACCCCACTTTTGGATATTAAGAGGAAGTAAATGGATAAACCAAAGGTTACAACCAGTAATAGGTTTTACTCTCCCCAAGATGGGTTTATGAGTCAAGGTCTCACTACTGAAACAGACAACGCTAACGATGAAATCCTAGCTCTCAGAGAAGGTAAAGATGTAGCCAACGAGACACTTCAATACCAACCTCTTGTTGCTCATATCAAAGAAAGATACACTCGGGCTAAGAATAAAAGACTTCTAGATGAGCAACGCTGGTTATCAGCTTATCGGAATTACAGAGGTATTTATTCCCCAGAAGTAGCTTTCACAGATACTGAGAAGTCTAGAGCTTTCATCAAGATCACTAAGACTAAAGTCCTTGCTGCTTATGCTCAAGTCTCCGATATTCTTTGGTCAGGTGCTAAATTCCCTATTGGAGTTGAAGCTTCTAATATCCCAGAGGGTGTAGCCGATACGGTTCATCTAGACCCTAAAGAACCTGATACTTCTCAGGGTCCTCAACAACAATCAACCATCGCCCGGCCAGATATCGCACAACTCTTAGGTCCTCTAAAACAAAAACTAGAACCTGTTGTCGATAAGCTAAAAGAAGGCCCCGGCCTCACCCCTACATCTTTCACATGGTCCCCTGCTGTTGAAGCTGCAAGGAAAATGGATCAAAAGTTGCAGGATCAAATGAATGAAGCAGGTGCAGATAAATCACTTCGCTCCGTTGCTTTTGAAATGTGTTTGTTTGGTCAGGGGGTGTTTAAAGGTCCTTTAGCTAAAGATAAAGAATATCCTAAGTGGACTGAAGATGGAACTTACCAACCTTCTATTAAACGTATTCCAGATATGGAGTTCGTTAGTATTTGGGACTCTTATCCTGATCCAGATGCTATTAATATGGATGATTGTGAATATTTTATCCAAAGACATAGGATGTCTAAGTCTCAATTAAGGCAACTAAAGAAGCGTCCTTATTTCCGTGAAAAGAGTATTGAGAATGCTATTTCCGATAACTTCAATTACATCGAAGAGTATTGGGAGAACACGATTAAAGACTATATGCTTCGTCAGGGTACAGAGAGATTTGAGGTTTTCGAGTTTTGGGGTAACGTAGATAGTGATTTCGAAGAAATCGCTGAACTAGAAATCCCTGATGACTATAAAGACAAAGATCAAGTTCAGGTGAATATCTGGGTTTGTAATGGTCACATCCTTCGTGTTGTGTTCAACCCATTCACTCCTGCTCGTATCCCATATCACTCAGTTCCTTATGAACTCAATCCATATTCCTTCTTTGGGATTGGTGTTGCCGAGAATATGGAAGACACTCAACTTCTCATGAACGGTTTTGCTCGTTCAATGGTAGATAATGGTGTGCTATCTGGTAACGTTATTCTAGAAATCAACGAAGATAATCTAGTTCCCGGACAAGATTTTAAAATCCATCCGGGTAAAATTTTTAGAACAACAGGGCAACTAGGACAAACTATCCATTCTATTGATGTCAAGAGCGTGTCTCAAGAACTCATGGCTATGTTTGATAAAGCTAGACAGCTTGCTGACGAAGCAACTGGTATCCCTAGTTATTCACATGGTCAAGGTGGTATCCAAGGTATTGGTCGTACCGCTTCAGGTATGCAAATGCTCATGGGTGCTGCTGCTCAGAATATCAAAGCAGTCGTTCGTAACATCGATGACTATCTACTTGTTCCTCTAGCTCGTGATCTCTTTGCGTTTAATATGCAATATGATTTTGATCCTCAATTTATTGGTGATCTTAAATGTGTTGCTCTAGGTACAACTTCTCTAATGAGGAATGAAGTACGTTCTCAGAAAATACTTCAATTCCTGCAATTGACAGCTAATCCTATGGATGCTCCTTGGGTTAAGAGAGACTATCTACTACGTGAACTAGCAGAGTCTCTTGATCTAGAAGCAGAGAAATCTGTTAATGATCCAAGAGAAGCTGGCTTGCAAGCTGAACAGATGAAAGCAATGATGGAAGCTCAAGGTATTGATCCTAATAAGCAAGGAGCCCAAGGTTCCCCATCTGTTCCCGGTGCAGGAACTCCTTCTTCAGGTAGTTCTGTTGGACAAGGTGGATCACCAGTTCCCGGAGAACAAGGTTTCTCTGGTGGCGGTGGTGGGTCACAACAAGCTGCTAACGTGAATAAGGCTAAGGCTCAGAATGGATAAGAGATTAGCTAACGATATTATACAACACTTCGATATGAAAACAATGCAAGTCCTTGAAGCTTATATCCAAGATAGAGAGGAGTATCTTTTCAAACAAATGAAGACTTCTCTGGACTCTGATGGTTGGAGAAAGTTTCAAGGAGCTTGTCAAGAATTAGACATACTCAGAAAGATTAGGGAATACGCTATAGCGATAAAGGAGAGCTAAATGGCATTTAATATACCAAGTTATAATGGCCTAGCTTCTCTAGGAACAGATGATAAGAAGAAACCTAATAGTTCTTCAGATGACAAAAAGAAAACTGATAAGGCTGCAAAGAAGAAGGCTGAAGACGAAAAGCATCTAAGAGACAACGGTCTAAGCCCAACTTCTCAATCCGGTATTGAGGCAATCACTGATCCAATGCCTTCTGGTCCTTTAGCCATGACACAACTAGTTCGTGGTGAAGACGGTAAGATGCATTCAGTCTACGTTGACGCTACTACTGGTCAAGCTCTTAGTGATCTTAAAGGTTATACGATCATTGACGGTCAAACCTTTTATGATGTCACTGCATCAGATGATAAGAATAAAGACGGTAAAGTCTCTACTTCAGAAACAGATACTAAAGCTTCTAACATCCCTTCATCTGATGGTAGTGGTCGGTCTGTTCTACAAGAAAGAGGTTCTGGTACTTCAGCACTTGACGGGCCTCAAACACCTGGTCCTGCGGCTACTGCAAGTAATAACTTCGGTTATACTTCCAAGCCTAGTGGTCTCGGTGTTCTTGGTCTGGCTGCTGGAGTTGTTAACCCTGCTCTAGGTGGTGCTGTCAGTATGGCTTCTAAAGCCATTAACGTGGGCAATATGTCTGCAGTTAATGAGGCTAGAAAAGGTCTAGGTCTCCCCGGTCTTACTGGTGCACAACAAGTTAAAGGTGCTCTTAAAGACAATAGAGGTCAAATCGCTAACGTTAATATTGGTGATAACAAGTATTCAGTTGGCTTCGAAGCATTGTCTCCTGACAACAAAACTAATCTAACTTATAACGAAGCAAAAACTCGTGAAGCTCTGGCTAAGACGAATATCACTGAGACTCCTAAAGATCAGGTTACTAAAGCTCCAGAGAAAACTAGTCAATCTCTCGCTTCTAAGATTACTGGATTAAATAAAGGTTGGTTGACTAAAGCATTAAATCAACTTGTCGGTGTTGATCCTACTTCAACAGTAGAACCTGGACAAGTAGAGCCAACGGTTGCTCAAAGTGTTCCTACACCAACAGCCAAGCCTTCTCAAGAGGCTTCTATTGGCCTTCCTCAATCGGCACCCGCACCTACTAGTGCTACGAATACTACCCCTACATCTTCAAATGGTGTAGGACTTATTGGACGACCCAATAATCCTGGTGTGATTGCGGGTGCTACACCTGATGCTTTAGGACGTGTGTCTTTACAATCAGTAGATTTCGATAAGATGGGTCTTCAACCAGCTATGGCTGCTCAAATGAAGAGTTTTCAGAAAGCTGCTGCTGCTCAAAATCTTGATTTGTCTGTTGATGTAGCAAATATGAATAGAACTGCTGCTCAACAACAGTCAATTGTAGATGCAGGATACTCTAAAACAAATAATTCTTATCACAGAGTTGGTTTAGCAGCGGATATTTCTGCAACTAAACTTAATGCTAAGAACCAGCCTGATCCAGCAACTCAAGCAGCCTCTCGTGCGTTGGCTGAAAAACTTGGTTTAAATACTCTTAGTGCTTCATTTGACCCTGCTCACGTTGAAGCACACGTCCCCGGAGAGACTGCAAAAAGTCTTATGAACCGTCCAAGAGATGCATTTGGTAATATCCAACTATCTCCTGAAGAAGATTTAAGTGTTAGAAATAATTCAGTTCCTACACCAACAGAACGCCCTTCTACAACCCCAGAAGTCGATAGAAATTATTCTGGTCAAGGAGTGTTCGGTACTGATGATGCTACGGCAACTCCTGGTCCAAACCACTCTCTAGGCGCTCCTAGTGTAGCAACTTCTGCTCCAATAGGACCTAATCATTCTCTTGGAGCCTCAGAGGCTTCGACTAGTTTAGGATATATTGGTGCAAATCATTCTTTAGGTGCTCCTGCTCCAGATGGTACTGATTATTCAGGTGCTGGTGCATTACCTAATGCTGATAGTATAGGAATGACACCTAGTACTAATACTACACCTCATGCAAATAACAATCTAGGTACAACTCCTGCTGCTTTAGCAGCTATGGGTTTCACTCCTAGAAGCGCAACGCAAAAAGCAGAAATGGCTAGAACCATTGCAGGAGAACTTTCTCAGAAAAGTCTCAAAGCCCTAGCATCAACTGATCCTGCTACCGCTGCTGCAGCTAAGAACGAAGTCGGTTCTATGCTTGCTACTATGGAAAATAGAGCAGCAAGCGATAAATACGGAAGTATTTCTAAGACTTTGGCTCCTAGTCAGTATAATTCTCTGTTCTCAAAGAACTTGAAGACTACTAATCAGAATTATGCTAACAACAAAGACTCTATCAACGCTGCTGTTAGTGATTATTATTCAGGTAATCTTCCTGATGCTAACTATGGTGCTACCAACTACCATGCAACAAACATGTCTAAACCTCCAGGTTGGAGTAAAGCCATGAGTAGTGTGTCACAGATTGGAGATCATACATTCGGTAATCTTCCTGGTTATACACCATCTGCCGCCTCACAAGCTGCTTCTAAGGCTTTTGGAACCATGGCAGGTACTAGTTACTCTCCCGGTAAAGCCTCAGATGACGCTGTAGGACCCGGTACTAGTAATCCATCACAATATGGTGGCGCTGGATATACCCCCGGTGGTATGGATTCTCCTTCTAATTCTTCTAGAACCCCTGCTGCGTCCACTGGACTAGGTGTTCCCGGTTATGGTGGTGTTGGATTAGGATACGGTGGTGTTGCTCAATCAGGCAATTCTACACCTGCTTCTGGTAATTCTGGTGCTTCTGCCAGTTCTTCCCCCGGTGGTTCTACAGGTTCTGGTGCTTCAGGCGCTGGTTCCGGTGGTGGAGCTTCAGGTGGTGGTATAGGTAGAGGTGCTTCTACTGGTGGTTCTCCTGCTGCTAGTGGCGGATATGCTACCGGAGCCACGAAAGGCTCAACAGGAGGGTTATAATGAAGCTAAAAAATAGTAAATTCTACAATAAACCTAATCCAAATGTAGAAGATAGAACAACCGATATCCCACCTGATCCTCAAGAAGGTGAAAAACTCTGGGGTGGTGGTGTTTATCATAAACCAAAAAACACAAAAATCTCTGATGACGTGGAGTTTAATCCTGATGACAAGAAAGAAATGTCTGTTGTCAAGGAATTAGCTAAGAAAAACATTGAAGGAACTACTCCTACACCCACTCCGAGACCTTCAGACGGCTTCAAAAGCCATGATAATCTAGTTACTCCCGGTAAATGGAGAACTAAATCTAAATAATATGGGCTACCCTATCTCAAAGGCCCCCAGCATAAGGACTTATAATGACCAAATATAAGAATGAAGACCGAATTGCCCAAGAAGAAGCCGAATTAGAGCGTCTTGAAGCTGATTACCGTAAACAATACGGTGAAAAATCAACTGAAGAAGGTAATTCACCTCCTGAACCCGTATCTGATGCGCAACTTCAAGAGGAAGAGACATGGAAGAAACGTCATAGTGACTTAAGAAGCTATACTCAACGTCAATTGAACGATAAAGACAAAGAAATTCTTGCTCTAAGAGAAGAAATTTCCAAAGCTGAGAAAGCTAATCGTCAACGAGACCTTCCAAAGAATAAAGAAGAGCTTGAAAATTGGGTTTCGGAGTATCCAGACCTAGCTAGAGTTCTCGGTACGATGATTGATACTCGTGCAGAGGCTCAAATTACTAACGTTGCTGATGAAGTCCGGTCTGTTAAGATGGAATTAGAAGCAGAACGTACAGCAATGGCTAAGGAACGTGCTCTAAACGAAGTTCTCAAAGCTCATCCAGACTTTCTATCCCTAATCCAGACACAAGATTTCAAGGATTGGGTAGAGAAACAGCCTCTTCCTAAGTCAGAAGGCGGTAGAGGTAAGATCGGTCAGGCTATTTATGAAGCCTTATGGGTAAATGAAACCGATCCAGAAGCTGCAATCCAAGCTGTAGATGTCTACAAGCAAGATAAAGCAGGATCACGCAGACCTTCTCCTGATAGGGAAGCTGCTCTTACAGTAAAAAAGACATCTTCGGGAACTCCTGCCTCTGATGGTGGGAAGAAAACTTGGAAAGAGTCCGAAATTGAAAACCTCCAATATTGGGAGTGGGACAAGTACGAGAAAGAAATCGAAGATGCAAGACGTGAAGGACGTATTATTTATGATCTTTCAGGAGCCGCTAGGTAACTAGCCACCTCTTGAGAGTCAAGATACTCTTCATAAGACAATAAATTACATAAAGAATACCTATTTGAAGTGACCTCTCTTTGGCCGGAGACACTCACAAGTAAAATAGCCTCTCCCTATGTATTTAGTTGTGTTTAAACATCAAATTCAACCTAATACAAAGGAATACTTTTATGGCATTTCAATCTGCTGCAGGCTATAATAACCTGCCTAATGGTGTATTTTCACCAACTATCTACTCAAAGAAGGTTCAGAAACAGTTCCGTCGTACTGCAGTCGCAGAAGCGATCACTAATTCTGACTACTTCGGTGAAATCAAGAACTTTGGCGACTCTGTTAAGATCATCAAAGAGCCTGAAATCACAATCCAAGCCTATGCCCGTGGTACTCAACTAACTCCACAGGACCTACAGGACAGTGACTTCTATCTAATCGTTGATCGTGCGAATTCATTCATCTTTCGCATTGACGATATCGAGAAGCAACAGTCACATGTCAACTGGATGGACCTAGCCTCTGATCGTGCAGCTTATGACATGTCCATGGTTTATGACCGTGACATTCTTGGCTACCTCTCAGGTTACGAGTATGATGAGTCTGCCGGTACTTGGTCTGCTCGTTCAAGCGCTGTTGGCTCAAAGGCCGAAAGCACTGCGGACACAGACGAACTGCTTGGCATCCACAAGCTAACTCGTGCTTCTTTCGTCACTGGTGGTTCTTCATCAGAGTCAGTTGCACTAGGTGTGTCTGGCACTTATGACGTTACTCCTCTTCAAATCCTTAACCGTATGAACCGTCTTCTTGACGTTCAGAACGTGCCAAAGGAAGGACGTTACGTTGTTCTTGACCCGATCTTCATCGAGAAGCTAATGGATGAGAATTCAAAGTTCATCAACAACGACTACATGGCTAACCAGAATGCTGGTGGTCAGCTAACCAACGGTAAGCTAGTCCAGAACAAGATTCGTGGCTTCGAAATCTACGAGTCAAACAACCTTCCAGTTGTTGGTACTGGTCCTGGCACTATCGACAACAACGGTTCTTCAAGCAACTTCGGTGTTGTCCTAGCTGGTTGGAATGGTGCTGCTGCTACTGCACAGCAACTAGAGAAGACAGAGCACTATCGCGATCCATATTCCTTCGGTGATATCGTTCGTGGTATGCATCTTTACGGTCGTAAGATTCTCAAGCCACAGGGCCTCGTCCGCTGCTGGTACAATATCAACGCTTAATTAAAGGAGATATAATCTTATGGCTACTGTTTCTCTTGCTGCCGCGTCAACTCGCGTCCAGCATCCTTCACGAGCTTCAAACGTCAAAGTGCCCTACCTCGTAGAATACGTCGTAGACCTTGCCACTGCAGCTACAGCTAAGGGTACTGCCCTTGCAGCCTCTGATGTGATCGAAGCAATTCGTATCCCAGCAGAAACTGTTGTGCTATTCGCTGGTTTTGAAATTGTAACTGCCGCTACTGGTGGTTCTTCAGACCAAGCAATTCTTCTAGGTGATGGTGGTGATCCAAATCGTTGGGTTGATACTTTTGACCTAGACGCTGCTACTGCTGGCGCTCATGGTACAATCGTTATTGCTACTGCTAACCCGACTGTGTTTGCTACTGCTGACACTATTGATATCACTATTTCTGCTGCTACCACAGTTGCTACCGCTGGTACAATTCGTGTTTATGCACAGATGGTCGATGTCAGTAATGCCAAGAAGCCCGGTCTTGCTGCTCTAGCATCTTAATAACTAAAGGCTCCGGGGGTGAGATATCTCCCGGAGTCTCTTTTTAAGGAGAGGCTCTTTAATGTCACAATTTACTCTTCGAACTACTGATCTCGTCAGTGTTACTACGGTTGCATCCTCTGCGTCTTCTGTTTCTCTTATTTCCGCAAATACCAAGAGAAAAGGTCTGACTATTCAAAATACAAGTACTGCAATCCTTTACGCTCTACTAGGTGGTGGTACAGCTACTGCTACGACTGCTCATTCTGTTCAAATTCCTTCAAATGGTTATTATGAAGTTCCTTATGGATTTACAGGGGCTGTCTCTGGTATTTGGGCTTCTGCAAATGGCTCAGCTAATATTACGGAGTTCCTATGATGTGGTCTAATCCCTATACCAGAACCCAAAATTCTATGAGTGTAGGGGTTGGTCAGAACGGTTTTAACTCTTTTACACCTTTTTCTTTATTTTCTAACGGCGAAGACGGTTTTCTTTATGATTTTAGCAAAACCGATCGACTTTTTCAAGACACTGCCGGTACAACTGCTGTAGCTCTAGACGCAGACCCAATCGGATTAGCGTTGGAAGGCCATGCATGGGGCGGCAAGACGCTGCCGCAGTTGATTGCGGGGCAGGCGGAGCTTAACCTCAATCCTGGACCGTTTGCCAATGCCATTGGTTATACCGCGTCATCCGGTACGCTTGCCATCGTAGGCGATGAGATCGAGCAGACCACTTCTGCCGCTGCCGCCAGCGTTGTTTCCATACCCGTGACGACAGTCGTTGGGCAGTTCTATGTCTTGCAATATGATGCACATCGAGGGTCTTCCTCGACCATAAGCATTCAGGCGGGCACAGCGGCTGCTGGCGGCGCAATCGCATCAGCCACCATTTCGAGCGCAACGTCCGTTACCGGGCAGATCATCTTCAAGGCGACGACCACTACCACCTACCTCCAGATGGTGAATAACCAAGCGGTGGCGGGCAGGACTGGATACGTTCGCCAACTCTCCTGCAAGGCCATCCCCGGCAACCACGGCCTGCAAGCCACCAACCCGGCTCGCCCACTCTGGAAGACGCCGAACTTCGCCCGGTTTGACGGCTCTGATGACACCACTGTCACCGGTATTAGTCCTCCGTCAGCTACGGCCGGCTTTCTCGGAGCCCGTATTTATCAGGCGGCGGGAAATAGCAACAAGGTCATCATGGGAGCCCGCACTAGCAGTGGCGTGGGGTCAGCGTGGTTCAATATTCGGTCTGACGGAGGTAACGCAGGCTTGCTCGGTGGGATTGTTGGTGATGGCGACGCTCTTGCGGTCAAGGGGAACACTATTGTCACGGGGCGGTGGGTCAATGTTGGTCTTGGATGGTCGGGGGGAACCTATCGTTTTTATACCAACGGCGTTGTCGATAGCCCTAACTACGCCATCACGGGTTCTGTGACATCGGCTAAGACCGCCCTAGGGTCTCTGAATGTCAACGGAGCCCCGACTGGATTTGACGCGCTCGACATGGCCGCAGCAATTCAGATTAACCGAGAGCCCTCCCCGGCAGAAATACTGGCCCTCTCCAACTATTGGAACGCACAATGAGCAACCTTCCTTGCATCATGATCGCCAAGGCTGCGGTCAAGGACAACGTCAACCTCGTGCTGGAGGCGCAGGGACGTGGCCCCGGACGGTTCTGGATGCAAATGCGGACAAATGGGCAGCTTGGCGGCGGTGTAGGAAATCAAAATAGCGTCGTAATAGTTGGCGGGACATCGAACGCCGGCCTAGTTACGACCGGAGTTCTTACATTCGACGGGGCTAACGTCGTTCTTTATAGGAATGGGGTTAGTGTTTATTCGGGGGCACAATCCGGTGTGCCGGACACTACAACCCCACTAGCGCTCGGTGGATTGAACAACAACGGCACAGTGGGTTTTTTCGCACCCGCGGACATGTTCAACGCTCTCGCCATCAACCGCGCCCTCACCCCCGCCGAAATCGTCAACCTCACCAACTCATGGGGAACCACATGAATATAGGAGAACTAAATGAGTAATCTTCCTTGTATTATGATTGCTAAAGCAGCAGTCAAAGATAACGTAAATCTTGTTCTCGAAGCTCAAGGTCGAGGACCAGGCAACCTCTCACGCAAGATGTGCGCCATCGATCCCAACGCTACATGGGAAACCCCTGCCACACACTACATGATGCAGGACATGTCAGCTACAGATACTTTGGTCGCTGAATGGCAAGCTCTGTGTAATGGTGATCTTCCAGCTATAGAAGGTCAATGGGGTGAAGATGGGATTATTTCTAGTCTTGATGCTCAAACAGCTTGTTCTAATGGCAACATGCAAGTCTATTCTGCAGCGGGTCTAGTTTCACTTGAAGACTCCACAGAATGGAGAGACGGTACATTTGTTGGAGTCGGGTTGCAATTTGTTCCTGATCCACCTCTATAAGGAGATAACATGTCTGCTACTAATACAACCGAAGACAACATTCTTAAGTTGATCTTCAATGCTACTGCATGGGGTAATATCGCAGATAATACTGCTACTTCTCCTGCGACAAATCTTTATATTTCACTTCATACTGCTGATCCAGGTGAGACTGGTTCTCAGACAACTTCAGAGAGTGCCTACACTTCTTATGCTAGAGTTGCTGTTGCTAGGACATCTGGTGGTTTCACGATCTCTAATCCTAATGTGACTAATGCTGCTGCAGTGACTTTTCCAGCTTGTACTGGTGGCTCTAGTACTGTTACTCACTTTGGTATTGGACTAGCATCTTCTGGTGCTGGCACTCTTCTATTCTCAGGTGCACTAACTGCTTCTCTTGCTGTCTCTAATGGTATCACACCTCAATTCGCTATTGGACAACTTTCTGTAACTGCTGACTAAGGAGTAACTCTATGACTTCTCCCTCTGTTGTTCAAAGATTGTCGGGAGCAGCTTCTGCTAGAGCTACGACTTTTACTGCAACTTTTTCTGCAGCAACAGCAGGAAATCTCTTGGTTCTGGAAATGAATCTTGAGACAAATAACTCTGGTCCTGCCGGACCCCCTTCTGGTTGGACAACAGGTATCCTAAATACTACCGATGGTCAAAATAACACTTCTATTTTCTACAAGATAGCTGCGGGTGGTGAAACTAGTGTTAGTCCTACATTCGGTAATAATACATGGACTTGGGTATTTAGAGAGATCAGTGGTGGTACTGCGATAACGTTTGGTACTTCTGCAACTGGTACTTCTGCAAATCCTGATCCTCCTTCTGTTACTGGTGCTGCGACAAATGATTATCTTTGGATTGCTGGTTCTGGATATAAGACAACAACTACTAGTTCTTATTCTTCTGGTTATTCAAATGGGCTTACTGCTTCATCCACAGGAAATCTTGTTCGTCTTGCTAGTGCAGAGAAACAATCAAATGGAATTTCAGAAGATGCTGGAACTCTAACACTTGGAGCATCTGCTAACTGGATTGCTTTTTCTTATGGAATTCAATCTCTTTATTCTAATATCGTTGGTTCTAGCACTCTAACCTTTAGTCAATCCGGCACAGCCAAGGGCAATACTGCTTTAATAGCATCTAGTACTCTAACATTCTCACAATCTGCAGTCATAAAAGGTAATACCTCTCTTGTTGCATCTAGCTCTCTGACGTTTAGTCAAACCGGAACAATCAAAGGCAATACTGCTTTAGTTGGTTCTAGTAGTCTGACATTTACAAACACTTCTACACTCAAAGGAACTGGTTTAGTAATAGCGTCTAGTACTTTGACATTTAGTCCAAGTGCAGTGATTAGTAGTCTCGCCTCTATTATCGGCTCAAGCACTTTGACATTCAGTGCGACTGGTACTGGTAGATTTGTAGCTCTTTTAGTTGGAAATACCACTCTTAATTTTGCAACGACTGGAATTCTTGTCGGAACAGCCTCTATTAGTGGTTCTATAACATATGTATTCGATGTCAATGGGTCTTTAGTTTTTATTAGATCACCTTATGAATTTGATGTCAGTGATCCTTCTGGTCCAATTTACGACACCAGTGATACAGAAGGAAATCTTTATGAAATAACAACTGGTGACGGATATGGTATAATTTATGAAGAGGATTAACAATGCCTAGTACCTATATGGATTTGACTAATCGTCTTCTGAGACGTATTAACGATGTTGAAATTTCAGAGTCTGATTTTCTTTCTGTGAGAGGAATTCAAGCTGTAGCTAAAGATTGTGTTCTGGATACAATACGAGAAATTAATTCCTCTCGTATTGACTGGCCCTTTAATGCAGTAGAACATTCTCAATCTCTCGTGGCTGGCACAGAAGAATACGCTTGGCCATTACAATTTACTGCTGCTGATTGGGACTCTTTTCAAATTCAAAAAGATGACGATTTAAATGTTAATCATACTCAACTAACTGCGATCTCAAGGGAAGAATGGTATCATAATTATCGTGATATGGATTATGACTCAGAGTCCCTTGGACGTGGCGTCCCTACTTTTGTATTTCCATCACACGGTCAAGGTTGGGGTGTTACTCCAAGTCCTAACCAAGCTTATGCAATTAAATACAGGTACTATAAAAATCCAGATGATCTAGTGGATTTTGACGATGAGACAACGATACCTAGTAAATTCGACTATGTAATTCTCGCTGGTTCTCTACAACATATGAATTTATTCAAAGAAAATCCAAATGGTGTTGCTATAGCACAAAAGAAATTCAAAGATGGTGTATCAGATATGGTTAATCTTTATCTTCCTAATCCGATTTATGCTTATGACACTAGAGTTAATTTTGGTGGTGGTGTTCCAGGTGGAGGTTATCTCTTTTATAAAGGTGGACTCTAAATGGCTAACATGGAAGGTTTTCAATCCTACAAACTCATTTGTGAAGGTGGATTAAATTCTAATAAAAACTACCTCGATCTGTCTGAAAGAACTCCTGGTGCAGCGATCATTTTGCAGAATTTCGAGTCCTCATTGTATGGTGGATATCGTAGAATTGATGGATTTGAAGCTCTAGAACCATTAGCGCCTGAAGTTGATCCGACGAATGCAGAAGGTGCCATCCTAGGTCTAAAGATTTTCGTTGATGATATCATAGCAGCAAGAAAACAGCAGTCTGGGAATACTTATAATTTCTATAAATGGCAATCCGGTAGTTCTTGGAATGCTTACACTACAGGTTTGACTCTTTCGACTGTCAATCTCGATAAAATTAGAGCTGATGTTTTCAATTTCGACGGTACAAATAAGATTGTATTTGTCGATGGAGTAAACGGAGTTATCGTATTTGATGGTGCTTCTTGGACTCAACCGACAGGTGATCAGTCAATCAATGCCCCTAAATATGTCACGATTTTCAAGAACACTGTTTTTGTTTCTGGCGATGCAACTCACCCTGAATTAGTAGTTTATTCTAAACCTCTAGACGAAAGTGATTGGGACGTTGCTTCCGGTGCAGGACAAATCAATGCCGGTTTCGTCGTGAAACAAATTCTCCCATTCCGTGATGAACTTTATGTCTTCGGAGAGACACAAATCAAGAAGATTGTCATAGATGGAACAGATTTTGTTATCCAAGATGTAACTAAAAATATTGGTCTCGTTGCTTCTGACAGCGTTCAGGAAATCAACGGTGATCTCTTGTTTCTTTCCCAAGATGGTTTTAGAACTATTGCTGGTACTAATCGTATCGGTGACGTTGAAATTGCTGTACAAAGCAAAAATATTCAACAAGATGTCATTGATTTGATCTTGAATGCCGATTTACCTAGTGTGAATACAGTTATTGTAAGACGTAAGTCCCAGATCAGGTGTTTTTTCTCTGACGAATCACTCGATGTCAACAAAAATAATGGTATTTTAGGTAGTTTGAGAGGGGGTGACAACGGTATTTCATGGGAATGGAGTCGTCTAAAAGGTATTAGGACATCTATTTGTACTTCTGGATACGTTGGAACTCAAGAGTATGTTCTTCATGGAGATTTTAACGGTAAAGTCTATCGACAAGAAAGTGGACATTCTTTTGATGGAGAACCAATCACTGCTATTTATACTACTCCTTATCTAGATTTTGGAGAGAGTATGGTCAGAAAAACTATCCATCGGATCAATATCTTCATCAGACCAGAGGGAGAACTATCTATTAATGCTGCTCTCCAATATGATTGGGGCTCTAGAAAAGTCACAAATCCTTCTACATACGTGATTGAAGGTTCTGTTACAGGTGATTTGTATGGTTCTGCTATCTATGGTACATCTCATTATGCAACTAGTGTAGAACCAATGCTCTGGCAAAATATTGAAGGTTCTGGTTTTTCTAATAAAATCACATTCAGTTCATCTGACACAAATGAAAGTTATTCAATTCAAGGCATCGTTTATGAGTATGCCGTTAACGGGAGAAAATAATGGGTACAGGATATACTCGACAATCTGATGCTGAAATCGATGATGGACTTACTGTTGAAGCTGTCGATCTAGATAATGAATTCGATGCAATTCAATCAGCTTTCAACGGGACTACAGGTCATTCTCACGACGGAACAAGCGGTGAGGGCCCAAAGATTTCTCTAACCACTAGTATTACTGGTATCCTTCCTATTGCTAATGGTGGTGTCGGGGGTCTCAACAGTGTTACTACCTCTGATCCTACTGTTAATGATGATAGTAATGATGGGTACGTAGTTGGCTCTCAATGGGTCAACACCACAGGGGATAAATTCTTTATCTGTGTTGATAACACTGTGGGAGCAGCAGTTTGGCAACGATATCAACTCTATGATGTTGATCTAGAGGCTATCGCTGCTCTTTCTAGTGCTGCTGATAAAGTACTTTATGCTACTGGTTCAGGTACATGGGCTCTCGCAACTCAAACTTCATTCGCAAGGACATTGATTGATGACGCAGACGCAGCCGCAGCCAGAACAACCCTCGGTCTTGTTATTGGAACAAACGTCCAAGCATACGATGCCGAACTCAATGCACTCGCAGGTCTTACCTCAGCAGCGGATAAAGTTCCTTATTTCACAGGTTCCGGAACAGCAGATGTCACGAGTTTTACCTCCTTTGCAAGAACCCTTGTGGATGATGCAGATGCTTCTACAGCGTTAAGTACCCTCGGCTTCACAACTTTCACTAAAACTCTCGTAGATGACGTAGATGCTGCAACTGCTAGGGCTACTCTTGGTGTGACTATTGGCACCAACGTACAAGCTTATGATGCAACTCTTGCTGCTCTAGCTGCATTCAATACCAATGGTATTTTAGTTCAAACTGCTGCTGATACTTTCACAGGCAGAACACTAACTGGAACTGCCAACGAAATCACTGTCACTAATGGTGATGGTGTTTCAGGTAATCCTACTTTAAGTCTTCCTTCTGCGTTGACTTTCACTGGTAAAACGATTACAGGTGGCACTTATGCATCTTTTAGTTCTAGTTCTGTTACAATCACTGGTGGTAGTATCACAGGTATTACTGATCTAGCAATTGCAGATGGAGGTACTGGTGCTTCTGATGCGGCTACTGCTTTTGGAAATCTAAAACAATCTGCCACAACTTCAGCTACTGGTGTTGTAGAATTAGCGACTGATGCAGAGACTCAAACAGGTACAGATACTGTGAGAGCTATCACTCCTTCTAATCTAACTGCAAAAGAAGCCACTACCACTGATTATAGAGCCAACAACGCAGATCGTATCCTTACAACTGATATTGTATGGTCTTCAGCAGCCGAAGTAACTCTAACTGATGCTGCAACTATCGCTGTTGATATGAATACATTCATTAATGCTGCAGTGACTCTTGGTGGTAATAGAACTCTTGGTTCCCCCACTAATGAAAAAGTCGGACAGTCAGGGTATATTAGAATTATACAAGATGGTACAGGATCAAGAACTTTGGCTTATGGTTCAGATTGGAAATTCGCTGGAGGAACTGCTCCTGTTTTAACCACGACTGCAGGTGCCGTAGATTATCTTTTTTATTTCGTTTCTGCAAGTAATTTCATTTTCGGTAACTTAGTAAAGGATATCAAATGATCCCTGGTATTCTCGGTATTAGTGGTTTGATTTCTTCGGAACGATCCGCAGCGTTCTTAACTAGTGCGTCACTTGGAAGTGGTACAAATCCTAGTGGCTCTTTGAGTTTTGGAACAGTAGATAGTGTACGTAGAATTGTGTGTGGTGTGCACTGGGTTGAAGGTGGATTTCATAGAACTCTGAATAGTGCTACTATTGGCGGTGTTGCTGCTACTATTCATGTTAATGTCGGTCATAATGGTGGTTCAACTGGATTAGGTGCTGCAGTTATGAGTGCTTTGGTCCCTACAGGAACTAGTGGAACAGTAGCTTTAAGTTTCAGTGGAACTGTAAATGATTCTTATGTCTCTACTTATAGGATAGTAGGTATGTCGTTGACTGATACAGGAAGTGACGAAAAACAAGTAACTACCGGACAATTATCTGTTACTCTAACTAGTGCATCCAACGGAACTATCATTGGAGCATATACTGGTTCAACTAATACTCATACCAATGGTATTACTTGGAGTGCCAATATGAATGAACAATATGATGTTGATTTTTCTAACAGAGCGGGTGGAGCGTTCGCTACAGGATTTTCTTCTGGTTCTCAAATCATTACAGCTACTCAGGGTACTATTTCTAACTCTGGTTGCGATCTCGCTGTCACTTCATGGGGTTAATATGAAGAAGACACAAAGACAATCAGATAATATTATAGATGTCCGTGATCACACTTCTTCAATTCCTAAATCTCAACGCAAAGATTTGATGTTAGATAATATTGAGATCAAGAAAAATAATAAATCAAGACAAGATTATATTGATAATAATCCAACTCCCAAAAATACTCCTTTTAAAGAGCAAATTGATGCTATCGAAAAATCTGGAAAACAGGCTTCCGAAGCTAGAAAGAAGCAAATTGCTGAGAATATAGGAGATTTATCTAGAACTAGATGGAATGGTGATAGTGCTAGACATCGGGGTCCGGCAAGATCAACCACTAGTGGAGAAGGAGATTTAAAAGATAATGACCCTTACACTACTCAACCTAGATGGCAATCTTTACCAGATACATATACCTCTCAAGTCACTCCTGGAGAGTGGAGACAAAGATTAAAGAAAGATAGTGGAAAATGAGAATACTGAACAAAGATACTATAGACTTAATCAAGTCTTATGAAGGTCTAAGGCTCAATGCTTATCAGGACTCAGTAGGTGTTTGGACTATTGGCTATGGTCATACTTCTGCTGCTGGTAATCCTGCAGTAACTTCAGGTATGAAGATCACTAATCAACAAGCAGAAGACATGCTCCGTTCTGATCTTCGTAAATATCAAGCCTATGTTGAAGCAGTAGTTAGAGTTCCAGTCAACGATAACCAATATGGTGCAATGGTTTCTCTATGCTATAATATCGGACCCGGTAATTTCGCTAAGAGCACTCTCGTTAAGAAAGTGAATGCCAGTGATTGGAGAGGTGCTGCAGAACAGTTTGGAGTATGGAATAAAGCAGGGGGTAAGGTTTTAGCTGGTTTAGTCCGTCGAAGAAGTGCAGAAGCTGCTCTATTCGCTAAACCCGCAGGAAACACCCCTAGCGAGCCCGTACAGCCTGTTCCTGTTGTTCCTGCACCTGCACAGCCAGTTGTAGGGAAACCTTCTGAGAAGCCTCCTGTGACCTTAATAAGCATAATCATTGAATTAGTAAAAACAATCTTCGGAAGGAAATCATAATGCCAGCAGGTCGGAAAGAAAAATATAAACAAATTAATGATACACCTGACAACAGTGTTACTCTAATTCGTAAGGATTCTAAAGCTGATACTGATTATAAGAATGAACAAAAAGCATTCACTGAAGCAGCAGATTTTCTAGGTCCAGATACACAATTTAGGAAAAAAATTGTTGACCGTTCTTCTGCTGATGAAGTCGTGAATAAAATTAAACAAAAACGTTCTCCTTATACTTCTCAAGTCACTCCAGGTGAATTCAAATCTAAAGATAAAATCGACGGGAAGATGCCATGAGAAAATGGATAGCTCAGAGATATAAAGCCTTCGTCCCTCTAGTGATGGTAGGTATCTATCTAATCAATAAGCACTATGGTTGGGATTTACCTCTTTCACAAGATGATATTATTACTCTCCTTGGTGTTCTTATATCCATTGGAGTTCACCAAGTACCTAATCAACCAATGGATTAATCATGTTAAAGCTGCTACTTAGTTTGGTCTCGGGACCGCTAACCCAGATTTCTAACGATCTAAAAGAGGCTTATCAAGCCAAACTAAATGCGGCGAATGATGCAGAGAGGATTGCCGCTGATGAAAGAATTAATCTATTGGAAGCTAGGAAATCAGTCATTATGGCTGCTCAATCAGACCCTCTGGAAAGACTGGTCCGTATTGGGTTTGCTTTCCCTTTTGTCGCGTACACATGGAAGCTAATCCTTTGGGATAAAATTCTAGGTTGGGGAGTGACTGATAGTTTATCTTCTGACTTAACTCAATTAATGTGGATCGTCGTTGGGGGATACTTCCTTGACACAACAGTAAAGAGGATATTCAAACGATGAGCGAAGATGATTTCAAAGAAGATGAACTAATCGATATTCGTCTCCCACGCAAACAATATGAGACGCTTAAATTAATGATTGAAAGAGAACAAGCTTATAATTGGTTCATTAACACGATAAAGAATAATTGGTTATGGGTAGTCGGTGGTGGAGTTCTTAGTATCTGGTTGTTATATGACAAGTTTCATATCTTGTTCTCTAATGGAGTTAAATAATGGTTGATGTCACATATAACCCACAAGATAATAATTACTATCTAGCAGATGGTACTAGATGGGGTGCTGGTAGTAGCAACAACGACAAAAGCCAACTTAATGTTGTTAGTTCTTTCGATCCACCTGCTAATCCACCTGTTATTGACCCTAATAACCCTCCCCCTACTACTGTTGTCCCTGGTAAGCCCGCAGCCGGCACAGGTCAAGTCAATGTTGCAGATTATGCTGCACAACTGGTCACTGATCCTTCTAAAGCCCTGACTAAAGATGATCCTAGTACCCCTGATAATGAGAGTATGTTCTTACAAGATCATGTCCAGAATATCGATGCTAATGCTCAGGGAACTAATATTACTGCCCCTCAACAAGGTCCTGATATACAAGGTCAGACTACTCAGGCTCAGACGACCACTGCACAACAAGTTGATCCTAGGGATGCTACAACTTATGATGCAGCCAAGTCACAAGATCAAGTAGAACAAAATGGTCAAGCTACTGCTCAACAAGGACAAGTAGATCAAAACCATCTGATTGATGCTCCACAAGAAGATGTCCAAGCAATGGCTAATGGGCAGGGTCCTGTTGGTCAAGCTCTTAATGACTACGCTAAACAGAATCTATCTAATATCATTGATACTAGTACTCCTAGTGGTAAAGCGCTAGCAGAAGCTCTCGGTGATGGTAATTACGTAGATAGTAAGGCTACTCTTAAAGGCCAATTAGACACCCTACAGTCTGAATTCGTAGATGCCGATGGTAATCCTAAAATTCCCGGATGGGCTGCTGCAACAGCACGTAATGTCTCTAAAATCGCTGCTTTCAAAGGTATGTCAGGCACTGCTGCTACGGCTGCCATGGCTCAAGCTCTTATGGAAGCTAGTATCCCTGTTGCTCAACAAGATGCTCAGTTCTTTCAAACACTCACTCTTAAGAACCTAGATAACAAACAACAAGCCACAATCAACAAAGCAAACGTTCTTGCTAATTTCGAAATGACTAATCTCGATAATAGAATGACGGCTGCTGTTGAGAACTCCAAAGCATTCTTGCAAATGGATATGGCTAATCTAGACAATAAGCAACAAGCAGAAATTCTGAATACTCAATCCAGAGTTCAATCAATTCTTGAGGACTCTAAACAAGAGAATGCTGCTCGTCTATTCGCTGCTCAGTCCCAACAGGATATGGATAAATTCTATGACAGTTTGAATTCTAGTATCCAGCAATTCAATGCTGCACAATCAAACGGTATGGCTCAATTTAATGCTGGTCAAGACAATGATATGTCTAAATTCAATGCTGATCTAGAAAATAACAGAGATCAATTTTATAAGAATATGCAATATAACGTGGATACTGCTAATGCTAAGTGGAGACAGACTGTCACACTACAAGACAACGCAAATCAATTTGAAGCTGCTGCTACTGATGTTAAGACATTGACCACGATTTCCCAAGAACAATTAAATCAAATTTGGGATAGATCAGATGCTCTTCTAGATTATGCTTGGAAATCTTCTGAGAATGATCTAGACAGAAAGGCGTCGATTGCTATGGCTAAACTACAGTCTAGGTTAGCTGGACAGAATGCAGATAAAGCTGGATTAGGTTCTCTCCTAGGAACTATTGCAGGTAAAGGCGCGAGTTCATTACTCGATTGGGCTTTTGGTTAAGAGGTAAAACATGGGCGTCACATTTGAAGATATGGTCGTTAAGTCTATGCGCTTGTATTGGAACAAGGCGAAAGACTACAATGGTATGGCCTCAACAAAAAACAACAAATACAACAAAGACTATTTTGATGGTGTAGAGAAAGATATGCTTCCTGCAGGTCAGAAATACACTAAACCGACTCTTCCAAAGACTGATCTGTCGAATATCCCCGGAATGATGCCCAATCCAAATGGCCCTATTCCCGGTGAGAATTATACTTCTGATACTAAGAATTACCCTTGGCATCGTCCACCAGAAGTCACCAGTCTAGATCAAGGCATTAGTCTTTCAGCCAAGCAACTTATGGATGAAGAAAAGTCTTCTGGTCTATTGACCATGATGCAAATGGGAACTCCGTTATCTCTATTGACAGATATGTTCGTAACATCAGGTATTGGAGCAGGTAAATGGACTCCTGACTTTGCTATTCTCTTAGCTGGTCCTGTATCTCATATTATGATGCTTATGGCTAAGGCTCACGGAATTGAACCTGATCTTGGAATTGATCTTAAGAAAGACACTAAGACAATTTCTTACATGAAAGCTATCCAAGGCGATCAAGAGAATATCGCTAATGTCTATAAAGCTCTAGATGATCCTGATGTCATTGCCCATGCAGAACAACAAGTTCAGGGTTTTATGGGGATGGGCCAACAAATGAACCAACAACAAACTCCACCAGAAGAAGGAATTGAATAATGGGATTTATGGCCGGATTTGGCTCTGCCTTCTCACAGTCCTTCCAGGCTGATCAGGATCGTATTGCTCAAAAAGACGAAGACACATTCCGTATGCAATATCAAGACTATATTTCTCAAAGAGATTATAGACAAAAATTGGATTTAGAGAATAAGAAAAATCTTCGTATGGCTCGTAGTATTGTTGCTGGTACAACAGGACAACCTCCTGAAGCTGTACAATGGGCTTATGAACAACTGTCTGGTGGTGCTTCCCCAGAGTATGTTCAGAAATATCTCAACGATAATCAAGCTACTGTAACTCCTAACACCACAACTAAACCTGGTGATGGCGCTACAGCTAATGATGCTCAACCTGCTGATCCAAGAGATAATCTATCTACTGCTGCTTCGTCTTCTGTTGACTCACAAATGACAGCATCAGGAATGAAAGCTCCTGCTTCTGGTGGTATCTTTGGTAATATCAAACAAGGTATGCATGACATCTTTAGTGGTGAAGGTAAAGCTGCTAGGACTAATGATAGATCAACTCAACGTATTGCTGGTGCTACTGGTGTTGATCCTCAACAAGTCAAAGACACCCTTTCTGGTAAGAACATGCCAGGTGATCCTCTTGATGGTATGCCAAACACTCAGATTAAGTTTGCCCCTAAAGGTGCTACATTCCAACAACTTCAAGCGGCTGCTAATAATTACAATGATGCAACTGCTCTAAAAGTCTGGACTGATCAGAATGGTACTCCTGAACAAAAAATGTATGCAGACAACCTTTATAATCAGTTCAAACAACAGAAATCAAACGAAATCCGTCAAAATGCTTTTGCCCTTGATCCTTCCAAAGCTCCTCAACGGGGAATGGTTAGAAACCCGAATGGTCTAGGATACAATGGTAAATTTGTCCAAGCTGATTACTCAGATGGTGATCCCTTACATCCTAAATGGATCGATGACCAAGGACAAGAAGTTGACCCTAAACTAGTCCAACCCGTTGGTCAAAATCAGGAAGCTGATATGAAAGCTGTTGCGGAGGAAGCCTCAGAAGACATGAAGCCTTATGAACAGGCTAAAACTGATCAAAAAGCATTTATTCGTACTGCTAATGATTACATTACTCTCCTTAAAGACAGTAAGGGTAAGTATGATGCTAAGGCTATGGATATCACAGGTGACGTATCTCAATTCGTTGATCGTTGGAGACGCGCCGCTGTTAATATCGCTGATCTAGTGATGCCTCAAGGTGAAGTTCCTGATGCTAGTTCTGCTGTTGCAGAACTAGATAAAGCTGAAGCTAAAGTTAGAAATGAACTTGCTTCTGGTAGACTTATCGATGCTAATTCTCAGAATGCATTAAAAGCTTCTCTAATCGATATTCAAGGAACTAAACTTGCTTATCAAATGGCTGCTCAAGCTAACGGTAGTACCAAAGGTATTTCTAATGCAGATTTTCAACACTTTAAAGACGTTGTATCCGGTAATGGAAATCCTGTAACTGCCGCCAAAGCTCTTCAAATGTCAATCAAACAAGGTTCTGGTAATCTTGGAGATATGGAAAAAAATATCAAGACAGGTAGAGGCAAAGCTTCTTACTATAAAGGTAAGTATCCCGGTGCTCCTAATGGATTTGATATGGGACAGTCATTTGAAGATGAGTCTGCACAAGACCCAGAAATTGCAGCAGCATTAAAGAATATCAACGCTGATGCAGGTGAGGAAACCAATCCAGGTCAACAAATAAACACTTCTGAAAATATGCCAGAATGGGCGACAAAAGCTCAACAGCCTATTGTAGGATTGGATGGACAAGAAGTGGCACCTGGAATGTGGAAATACATGTCTCCTGCTCTTCAAGACGCGATCAAGAAAAAGAATGGATTGTAATCAATGGCTACAGATCAAGAACTCCAACTAGAGTATGAATATGCTCAAGCTAGAGCAAAAGCTGATGCTGAAAGAAATGCAGCCGCAGAAGCTGAAATTCAAGCCAACGGTCCTCGTAATTCTTCTGGTTCTCCTGATGACAGACAAGTGGCTAACGACCAAGTCAAGCAAGAAGAATACGACAATAATTACGTAAGTGGTATTGAGAATATTCCTCATAATACTATGCTTGAAGCTAAGGGTCTAGCTAAAGGTGTAGCTAACGCCGGTATAGGTGTCCTTCAGACTGCTAATGCTGTGGGACACTCTATCGGTTCTGGTCTTGGTAGAGCTTATGATGCAGTAGCACCTTCTATTGGATTAAGTCCTCGCGATCCTGCTAGTGTTAAAGCTGCAGATGATCAAGCTTCTAAAGAGCAGAAATTTTTCCAAGACAATACATTCCAACAAACTACAGGCCCAGACAAATTCTTCATGCCAGCAGGTCAGGTTGCTGCGACAGTCGCTGCTGGTGGAGGAATTGGTGGTGCAGTTAAAGAAGCTGCTGCTCCTATTGTTGGTAAAATTGGTGGCTATCTAGCAGGGGCTGCTGCAGGGGGTGCCGCTGCCGCTAGTACTTTTCCTCAACAAGAGGGATTACTTGTTCGTAGTGATGGCTTTGTTGGATTTGGGATTAATCCAGAAGACAGTCCAGCCACACAACAGACAAAGAAATTTCTTAATCAGTCTATCGATAATATGATGCTTGGAGTCGTTGGTGATGGCGCTTATGCTCTCGGAAAGAAGGGTAAAGAAGTCGTCACTAACGTGATCAAGAGTTTTACGAATCACGGTTCTTTATCTAAAATTCAACAACAGGCTGCAGAAGATGTCGTTGCTGTCTTTGGACAATTAGGAGAACATCCTACTGCTGAACAGCAACAACAAGCTGCCCAACAGGTTATCGACTTGATTGATAAGAACGGTACTGCTGTTTATGATTTTGGTGAAGGTGTAGGGAAGAAAGAAGTCAAAAGAGATACGATTTCTAGTATCACAAACGGTATGGACCAAAGTGATCCAATTGATAGAGCTATCGCTACTAGAATGGAAGCTCTCCGTTCTTCTGCTAAAAGAGGCAACGCCCCTAAAACTGCTGTGCAACTTCAAGAACCAGAGCGTGTTCTCAACGAAGGATTACAAGAAGCTCAGGCTGTAAGAGGCGGGGATACGGCCATTGATCAAACTAAACAAGTCTTACAAGATAGGGCAACACAAGAAGCAGGTGTACTGGATCAAGGTGTTCAGAATGCTAAAGATGATTTGGCTCAACAGTCTGCTGACTATACTGACGTAATTGCTAAAGACCCTACATTTGGTCCTGAAGTTCAGAAAGCCAAAGAAGGTGGCATTCCATTAGACATCAACAAGAAACAGCGAGAAATCAAAGGAACGATTGTTGATAAATCTAAGGCTGCTCTAGAAACAGATCGTAATATCCGTAATGCTGCGTATAAAGCCGTAGCTGATACAGGTGCTCCTGCGAACATGGATGAATTCATGCAGATTGTAGAGGATAATAAATCCACTCTTTCTCCTGAATTACAAAAAATAATCGAAGGAGCAGACGGTTCTTATGGGTATCTGTATAACAAAGTTCGTAACCGTCTCTCTAAAGAAATCGGTGATGCACGAACCGCTGGGAAACCAGTGGATGGTCTTTACGCTCTTAAGAGAGATATTGATGAAGGTCAGATTGATTGGTTGACAGGTAAAGGTGGTCCATTTGGTCTCCCTGTTGAACCCGGCTCTGCTGATGATATCGGACAAATTGTAAAGAATGCAGCAGATAATGCTAAGAAAGTCAATACCGAATATTCTGCTAAGTGGAAAGATACTATCGGCGATGAATTGAGGAATAATTTCGATAAAAATCGAATGGCTCCAGGTTCTCTTCAAGAGAAAGGTAGAGACCTTGTTGATGCGGCTATCTCTAATCCTAATAGGAAAGAGAGTATTGAAAATCTCAGAAATATTCTTGGTCCTGAAGGTGAGAGTTTAATCTCTGATGCAGCATTAGCTAAGGCGACTCAAGATATCACTGCTGGTAAGGGTGCTAACTTTGACCAGATTACAGATAAACTTCAACAATATGCTAACTCTTTTGGTCCTAAACAAAAGGCGAGACTAGAAGGTTTCTTATCTGATCTCAAAGCTAAGAAGATGTCTCTCGAAGAATTAGGGGCTAAGATTCCTCAACTTGAGAAAGATGCTGCTGCTGAAAAGGAAGCAATCTTCGGAGAACGTTTCCCCGGTCTATTTGAAAATGTAGGAGGAAAGAAACTCCCTAAAGATCGTGGTTATGAAGTCTTCGAAGATGCAATGAATGCTAAACAACCAACACAGTTGAAGGCTCTTATTAAACAGGCTCAGAAAAATCCAGAAGATATGTCTGGTATTCAAACTGCTTGGTTGAAATCTGCAGAGAAGAAAATCAATTCTAATCCTAAGAGTATCGGTGAATTAGATGAAAACTTCATTGATAATGGGAAACTAATTTTCGGTGAAGGGTCAGATGAAGTCAAAGCTATTACAGGTCTCAGAGACGAAGTGTCAAAACTTCAATCATCTTTGAATAGACCAGGAATGGAGGGTCTTTCTGCAACAGAGAACCAATCCAATCTTAAAAGTGCTATCTCTCTAGTCCAAACATTCATCTTCGGTGTTCTCAATCCGACTGCTGCTAGAGTGAATAAGATCACTAGTAACCTAGCTAAATCATATAGCTCTGTTGATACTTCTCACCAAGCTATTGATAATATTCTTTCTGATAATCAAGAAATGAGACAGGCTATGGTCAATCTTATTAATAAATCTAAAAACCGTCTTTCCCCCGCTACGTGGAAACAATTGTTCACAGCAGGCGCAAGGTTAGGTCTTTATGAATTAAAGCCAGAAAAGGGTTTGAACTTTCAAACTAATAAAGCTCTTCAGAAATAAAAAAGCCCCCGGTATCCTTGAATGGACGCCGGGGGTTTCTTTTTATCTACTCTATAGACTGTAGTTCACAATAAATACAAAGAGCCATAGAATACGCTGCTACATCAAATTTACCTTGCCATGCTGAAAACACAGAAATAAATAAACTCAATAATGAAAGAATTGACCAAAATAATACCATTATGCTGCTTTCTTATCTGCGAAGATTTTAAGATTTTGAATTACGGAATCAATATCTGAAAACTGTCTGACTCCAGGAAGTGAGTGGAATACTTGTTCCTTTTCTCCTACGATCCAGACATGTTTCTTTAGTGCATATCCCATACCTAGTTCTGTATGCCTTCCTCCACCTTTCTGCAATGAGCCATAAGGATCAGTAAAGACAAGGACCATCTCTGCTTTGATGACATCTTCCCAATCCATGACTGCGATATCTTCGAGAGATTTTCCTTCCTCATCACCGTTAGTCCACCGTGCTGTGACGATATGTCCTGCGGCTTCGAGTTGGTCTGCATATTCTCTAATCTCTTTAATTCTGGCATATCTACCAGCAGTATAAATCTTCAATCATTATTCCTTTTCAGTAACTGGCGGGACAGCATTCGGGAACTTCTCGATTAGCTCTCCTGCCTTTTTGTTGAGTTCTTCTTGCCATCCTACAGGTGCTTTGGGTGGCCGATCATCTTGTAATTTTTCAAAGATCATAGCATCTCTAAGAACAGTGAGACTAGCGAGAGCTTTAGTAATATGAGAAAGATTACTAAGAGGATCAATGTCCTCTCCCTCCCACCACGCTGTGAGATGTCTAAGAGTAGCATCGTAATACACAGAAGAACGAACCCCACTAGCGCGATAGTTGTGGCGACCATACTTTCTTGCTCCTTCCATCATTGCTACACCGATCTCTGCGAGTACAGGTGCTGAGATTGTGCTAAATGGAACTTTCTTAATACCTACTGCATCTTTTGGGTTGGTTTCTTTCTTTTCTATCAAACATCTAACTCCATTTGTTGCTCAGTGATAATTCCCACTCTCCACCGACCATCTTGAGTCCAATAGAGTTCAGCCTTAAAATAATCTGTGTTGTTGAATTCAGCCGTTGTTTCAATAAACTGAATAGCGTCATAGAAATCGTTGAATATTTCAATAATCATTTACATCCCCATTGTTCTGCCATAGCATCGGCTATCCCGGCGTAAGTTATAGAACGCATCAATCCACGATTCGAACTCGGCGGGAGTTTCCATATTCTTTGCTCTCGTCCATCTACGATATTCGTTGGCTTGAGCAACGGCAAATTCTTTAGCCATAGCCCGGTCTTCTTTGTTTCTCCGTGACCGAACATCCACGGTTGAATGTACTGATCTGGTTTTCTCCATAATTTACTTAATCTCCCAACTGGATTTTCTACGGCCACCATGTCTGCATAATCAAAGAAACTACTAGCAAAACTAGCAGCAGGGATATAAAGATCGGGACGATCATAATACCAACGATTACCAGACACAGCCAAATATGTACAAGGAGGGTGAGAAATAATGAGGTCATAATAATTCTTACCTTTAGAATTTAAGAGGTCTAAAACATCACAAGTATAATGGTAAGGACTATTATCCAATGAGTCTAATAAATCACAACTAACTACATAATGTTCCCTCTTCCTGAATGCTTCCCTCACTATCCCGCTGAACTCGCAGGCTATTAAAACTCGCAATGCTTCTTAATCCCTCCTGTGGAATTGTTAATGATAACTTAGAAATAGAAGACTCCCTAGAGTAAATTACCCTAGAGAGTCCATTTTCGTATTCAACTAAAAATTTATGTAAGGTCAACTACTTCACATCCATCTGCTGCACAGGCAAGAGTTTGGAGTCCTGTTGTGTTATCTTCTTGTTCGTAATAACTCAAATCCTCCCATCTGATTTCTTTTGGCATCTTTGCAACCCACTGGTTGTATGTTGCTTCATCAATCTCTTGATATGGAGCCTGCCTATACACATGATCAGAATGTGGAAGAAAGCTAACCCCAGATATAATGTCGAAATTCTTATAGACCCAACCTCCTACTTCTGGCCATTCTTGCTCTTTGACAGTGACTGTGATTGAGGGCTTGTGTTCGCACCAGTCTTCTTGGATGTATTTCCAGTATGCGAGTTGGTCGAGGGCAGTAAGATCGTCTCTCGTAAGAGCTCCCTTTGGAGACTCAATCGGGAAGTAGAATACAGTAGTGCTTTCTGGCTTAGTGACATCAGGTTCATTTGGAATACCTGCTTCTTTCATAAATGTTGTCAGAGGGTCTTTGTTATCTGCTCGAACGGAACGAAGATAAAAAGGAGCATGTCTAGCGTGAAGGCCACTAGAGCTATCAACCAATTGGGATACAGTACCACTAGGTTTAACACAAGTAATAGCAGTACTGGGATTAATACCCAAGAGTTCAGCATAATCTTTATTCGTTGCGATGGCTTCATCACGTAATTCCTTCAGGTCTATTTTACTTAGATATAAATCTTTGTTGTCTAATTGGCCTGTCAACGAAACACCTAGAAGACGTTCCTCTTCAGTATTCTGTTGCCAAATCTTTCTTAGGTATGGGAAGTAAGTGAGCGTACTTTGGAATGTTCCAAGGATCGTTGCAAGACGAACTTTAACTCGTAAACTCTCTTGAGTATCTTCGGATCGGACAACAACCTCTGTAAGATTGCAGAACTGGTAGGGTCTAAGGATAATTTCAGAGCATGGATTTGTTCCGAAATCTTCGTCAAACTTTCTTCGACCGTTTTTTGCTGCTTGCTTTTGGGAAGCAACACGATTAAAGATACCTCGCTCTCCTGATTTAGACTCGTAGAGTGAGAGCCATTCTTGCATGAATTGTCCGACATCAGGTTTTTCCGTATAACAGATTGAGTTATTTGATAATGCTCTTTGTGGTTCGTTAGTCCACCATTCACCCATCTTAGCTTTTCTCATCCGATCATCGGACAAGTTGCTAAGAGAGATCATTGCACTACGACGAACTCCTCCGACAACGACGATCTCCCCAATCTTACAGAGGATATCGTGACACTCCAAGGAGTTGAGCTTTCTACCTGCACTGCCTTTAAACTTAGAGATAACGAATTTGAAGAGGTCCTCCAAAGGTCCAGGGCCAGATGCTCGTCCTCCAAAAGTCTTAAGTCTTGCTCCGGCAGGTCGTATTCTAGAGATATCCCACTTGGGAATTTCACCTGAATATAACAGGGATATAACTTGTCTGAGAGCTTTGGCCCATCCTTCTTTTGAGTCTTTGACAACAACAGTTGTTTCGCTGTTGAAAAGGAGGTCTGGAACTTCTGGAAGCTTATTGATGTACTGTCGTTCAACTGAAAATCCTACTCCTGTTCCACATAGGAGGATGTACATTGCTTCGTCAAATGACTTGATGTCATCTATAGGTAGGTACGAGCAATTATAACCTGCTGTGTTATCACGTTCGAGAGCAGGACCAGCAGTCATCATGGCTCTCATAGAAGGCATTACTTCTAGATTATAAATGGCATTATAAAGGTCTTGATATAATTGACCTTTGATTGAATATCCATGATTATCTAATGCATGATGATGCATAAAATTTAGATATCTAGTTACTGTTTCATCCCATCGTTCTCGTCTTTTTTCTTCTTCTAACCAACGAGAATACCGGGATACGTAGATAAATTTTTGGTAGTAATTCTTAAATGGACTGTCCGTCATTCACTCTCCTTCTAATTCAACAAATTCTGTTGTACCTAAATTCTCCCAAATCCAATTCAATTCATCCATAGTTAGTAATTCATCTTCTAACCATCCATCCCATGAACCAATTTCATACCACCAAGCCGCAACCATTTGTTCTAAATTTACTTGAGCTAACTCGATTAATTCTCGTTTACGTTGAGGGGTCATATTTTACCTCTATAATCCTCATAACTTAACTGATTGAACCTTTCCGCCACATGTATTCACATACTTGATTGCATGACGTACTGCTTCTATCGCTGTTGCCCCTTGAGCCATTGCTCCTTGAGCTACGTTAGCACCAGACCCCATACTATAGAAATCTGCTTTGATACTCATAGGATAACCGATAGGATCAATGAGAGCGATATCGCCATCGGGGTGGATTATGATACCTTCGAAATCTTCTAACTTTAATTCTGACAATCCTGGCTTGTCTGGTTCATCATCTTCGAACCAATCAAAAAACATTGACATCGTAGCATACGAACCAGCAGCCCCTAGAAGAAATCCTGTTTTTGTTTTATGAACTTTCTTGCCTGCACCAACAATTAATCCACTAGTGGAAATGTTAGAGTCAGCAGCAAGAACTCCGTCACGATATGCTACAATGGTTATTAGCGTAACTCCTTGGATTGAACAACGGGAATATTATATCTCTCGTGCAGTTTGTCGTAATTCATTTGGAACAATTCTTCTGGTTTAAATCCGAGATCAATAGCTAGATTACACCAATACCACATGACATCACCGAGTTCTAGCTTCATGGCTTCTTCTCGTTTTCCGAGTTCTCGGGGATTTCCTCCGTATCGGATTGTTTTCTTGATGATGTCCACTGCTTCTCCGGTCTCCCCAGCCAAACCGAGAGCAGGATACACAACAGCAAACTTATGATCGTCATATTGCGCTGTCTCTTTTACTGAATTAAAAAATATTTTAAAGTCCATGTTCTTGGTCAAATCTCCCTTGTTGATATGCAATTACCGCAATCCAATAATATAAAAAGTCTTCTTTACGTCCTCGTTCTGGACGATGAGTGGCTCTGAAATCCAACATCATGTATTCATTGTATTGATCTTTAGCTTCCTCCATGATTTCTTCATAAGCATCACTTTTCATGCATGATACCTAAGAGTTCAGCGTGATCTACAAGGAGTTCATGATACTTATCGCGTGATCCAGTGATCTTATTAGTCAAGTCTTCTAGACAATAGGCCATACCTTTAAGGTCTAAATATTCATCGATTGCAACAGACCACATACTTTTTCCGTCTTGAAGAGTCAGAACGTACTTTCCGGATTGAAAACTATATACTAATTCAATCTTCTCAGGTTGTAAGGGCTTCCCAGGAAAATCTAAGTCCTGATATTTGGGAAATATTGCCATTCCATAACTCCGCTAGATATTGAATTTCTTTTTGGCTATGAGGATCAGACCTAAGCTTATAAGCCCTAGCCCAGGCAGCCAAGGAGCCTGTGGTGTACATTTCAGTATACATAGATTGAGGAAGTACCATACGAGCTTGCTCAGGGGCGACGCCGATACGAATAAGTTCTTCATAAAGAGTAGCAGCTTCTTTAGCATAATATCTTACTGCCTCTTGCATTTTGTAGGACATCTCGACTTTTTCGTCTGATGATCCTTGTTTGACTGACCCTTCTGGTCTTTTCCTCCATATATCCGGTACAAAGAACTCGGGTACATCATCCACGTATCTTCGGGAGACTTCATTTGTCACAAAGCCAACTGTATGTTTAGCGAATTGTCTAGCCACGAAAATAGGCATCTTTTGCCAAAGAGTTATCTGTACATGTCCGAAAGGAGTCCAGTGCCCATGTCGTGCGAGGTAATTAATTAGTTTTTGGTCTCCTTCTCTAAGGATACCGTCGGGTACAATTTTCTTAAAAGATACACGGGCAGCATCTGCCACCCGTACATCTGTTCCCATATAATCTATGAGTTTAGCTTCCAATTACTTAATCGCTCTCTTAGCAAACACTACATTAAGATAATCATTGATTTCTTCTACAGGAGTGAAGAAGTTGAAAAATGTAATCGGCATTGCACCACCTGTAGTAACACCAATGACTTGGTATTCCTTTGTTTGATCATTCCAAGTGAACATACTAGAACCTGAAGAACCAGGAGCTAGATCAGGAGTTGCTCTATAGAATTGACCAGACTGAGACACATCCTTGAATACACCGTCTTCCACATAACCAAGACGACCAGAAGTCCATGTCATAGAACGACCAAGAGGATATCCTACTAGTTCGACATTCTGACCATAAGTTAAAGTGATATCTCTAGGAGCCACCTTAGCGACATGTTCGAAATATGTCTGCTTATCACGAAGCTTAAGCAACGCGAGATCAGACTTGTAAGATTGACCATAAACATCTGCTAGATAGGTCTTAACCCCTGTCTGCCTGTTATGATTATCATACAGAGCTTTGTTGACTGTGACGATCTTCCCGTCGTTCTCTGTGCAATGTTTGGCAGTCAGAACATAGGTTTCGACTTCACCTGTCTTGACATCGCGATCTGACTTAATGATCTCACCAGAACAATAGTCTCCAATCTGGACACTCGGTTCAAACATCTGATCAGCCATGGGATCAGCCCATGAAGGTGTGGACAGACCTAAGACCATCAGCACACCAAAAATAAATTTCTTCATATATTTCCCTTTTATATATCCGATGGTATCATGCCCTCAAGGATTTCATCATCCATCAATCCACTTTCATAGACAGCTAGAACCACTTCGCCTACTGTCAAATCAAACATTTCAAAGAATTCTTCTAAACTAATGTCTAAGTTTTCAATAATCCTCTCCAATATCTTTTCGTTCATCTTCAATTCCTTCATAGTCTCGGGGGTCTAGTTTGACCCTCTTATATACTTCTTTTCTTGGGTCAAATACTTTCGGATGAGTATTCTCATGCATCCATTTTGCAACCTGATCTCTTTTCCGTTGTTGACTTCTTCGTTGTTTAGTTTCAGGATCACCCATCAGATAATTCTTAGCTCTTCAATATTGACTGGTGTATAATTGATTAGTTCAACACAAACACACTTATATCTTTTTGTATCACCATCTGGTTCTGCATTAGTATGAGTGTGTCCATGTATATTTTTTAAGAAATATTTCTTTTCTTTCGGTTCATATTGTTGTGTTCCATTATTCCAAACCATACTGTGTTCAATACGTTCAGCAGAACTAGGGTGTACAGGAACATGGGTCAACAAGAGACCGAATTCTTTAAACATCCTCCACACATCGATCTTCTTAAAATGATTTTGGAGAATTTGATCTTTCCCGTTGTCATGATTACCTAAGATCAATCTCTTTTGACCTTTAAGATGAGAAAGAATATTATTAATATATTCACGAGATTGACCTCCCATGTATACATCACCTAGATGATAAACTTTGTCTCCATCTTTGACAACAGAATTCCATTTTTCTACCATATCCCAATCCATTTCTTCTACATCTTTGTAAGGACGATTAGAGTAGGAAATGATATTTTTATGACCAAAATGCGTGTCACTGACTAACCAAATATCAGCCATATTCTCTTTCCAGTCTTTTCAAGGAGACCCATTCGAGATCGTAGTCTCCATTCTCAACTTCTCTTTTAATTACTAAACCTCTGGACCAGAGACGATTGACTTCTCCTGCCCAATCACTATCGTGTTCTTGATATACACCAGCTACGAGTCCGTGAAGCCTTCTACCATTAGCGTCAGTACGTATGCTATAATCAAAGGTATGAGTATGACCGCAAGTAACTGAACTAAAATGCTTGGTGAGAAGAGAATAGCCCCCGTGCTCACCCCCAACAGGACGACCAGATACACCACTAACCATATAGTGTGCATATGTGATCCCATCCACGACAAGACATCCGGGAGTTTGACCTTTGTATCGTACGATTTCGTCGTAGTCTTTCTTAAGGTCGAAGTCCTCGAAAGATATTGTTCCATCGAGTTCCGGCTGAAGTTCAAGTAATCTTCTCTGTCTTTCTTCGTGATTTCCTTCCAAGAAGATCGTCCGTGGTCTCTTTTTCTTTGCCTTCCGAATCGGGGCGAAAAGTCTTTCTGAGAATTCGAGTCCTGCATTTAAGTCTTTCTTATAGGCTTTGCCATGGAATGAAGCTTTGCCTTTATCATAACCAGACAATGAGGCTAAGTCCCATTGATCACCTAAATTGATGAATACATCTGGTTTTAAGTCTACGATTAATTTACCAACCCAATCCGCTCGTCTGTTATCATAATCAGGATGAGCATGAGGATCAGGTAATACTAGGTGGATTTTGCTAATCGCTTCTTCCTCCTTTTTCTATTTCGTTTCTTTTTAGGTACTAACCATCCTCTTCTATTTTTTTCAAGGTAATCCGCTGCGGCTCTAAAAAGGATAGGGTTTGAATGTCGTCCAAGAAATCTGGAGTTGCAGAAATCACACAATAATCCACGGATTTCAAGAGTTGCGTGATCATGATCAACACTGAGTCTTTTAGTAAATTCTGACTCGTGTCTTTGGCAAATTGCACAACAGTAATTCTGTTCCTCTAACATTTCTTCGTATTCAGCTTGACTGATACCGTAAGTTCTTTTGATATGGTACCATCTAGCTTTTTCTTTTTTATCTTCAGGAGTCATCAAATAACTCTGGAACAGCAGGTTCTCTATTCACTTCTGTAAGATGTACAGGTCCATATGAATAAAGGAAGGATCGAAGACCAGGCCAACAAGATTTCTTGAAAGGACAATAGGAACAATTAACTCCGAGTTTTAAATTACCCGATGCCCCGAAAGGTTCATCTTTGAAACCCCTCTCCGGTATTTCGGTTGAGGCGATGGTTTCTTTCTTTGCACGATAGGTTTCTGACCAGTCAGTACTTTCATCCTTCGCATGAAGATCAAGTGTGATATGCCCAAGCGTCTTGTCAACGACGAGGAAGCCAGCTTGTCGTTTGTCCGTGACTTTATCATCGGTCTGGCTAGAATGTAGATACGATTGAAGCTGTGCCACATATCCGAACGGATCATTTTGCGAAAGCGTTCCGTCTTTAAATTTCTTAAATGAATACGAGGAGGCAGATTTAACATCAACAATGACACCATCAATGACCGCATCACGGTGGCCTTTGATACCTTCGATTTCTTGGGTGTCTTGGCGGCCAGTAACTTCATGACCTGATAACTCCGCTAGGAATAAAACAACTTCTTCTAATAAATGCCCGATCATAAACTTCATGTAAGTTTCGGGCCGTAGTTTCTCTCCTAACTCTGGTTGATTAATTTCATACCAAAGTTGTTTTTCACAAGCTTTACCAATGTTAGACATTCGGAGAGTTGGTTCTCTTACTCTTTGTGTTAGAGCAGTAGAGATAGTTTGTGCAATATTATCTTTAAATCTGTTTAAGAAGTCCTCGGGGATATTTTCAACCCCCGAAGATAATGTATTTTCTATATCACTTACGAGTGTTGTAATGCTTTTTATATTATCACTCCTTTTTGATTACCACTTAACTGTTTCGTTTTCTTCTTCTGTCTCAACAGGTTCCTTGTATTCGATGAGATCAATGAGTTTTACTGACTCAAGGCGATTACCTGGACCCATAGCTGTTGGATAAACACACAGGGTGATCTGGACATCAGAACCATTTCCAATGAGAATTGTCTCACCCTTCTTGACGATCTTTGTCTTAGGGTCATCATAAGAACGAAGCATCTTGTCATCCTCGCCATAATATCCAACGAGGACCTTGCCATCTTTGCCGTAGATCACAGGGGGAGTGAAATACACGATCTTACCCTTGATCATCTTTGTAGTAGGACGAGAGGCAGCAAAGAAAGAACCATTCTCGTCTTTATTCACCTTCTTCTGGATACCTAGAGCCTTGTATTTATTCCACTCTTCAGGATCATCCATATAAAGGTTCATTGTCCAACGAACAGCACCTTTGAATTCGTCTGGCTTATAAAGTTTTGTCCAGTATGCTTTACCGTTGAACTGTACGTATTGTGTTTGTGATACCATTAAATTTCCTTTTTGTTATATTGTATTCGGTATAAAAATATTAACTGATAACTTAGCTAATTCATCTACTAACTCATTCAGTTTATTCCCATTATGAGCTTTGACCCATTGGAAATCCCAATTAATCCATTTTACTTTCTTCATGGCTTCGACTGCTTCCCATAAATCTAGATGGGTTTTAGTCTTCCATTTCCCTGTTGCTCCCATGACTACGTATTTGGAGTCACTCACGATAGTCACATCATAAGGCTTCGCTCCCTTCTCTATATCGTCTAAAATGTCAGGATACCAGAGAAGACTATCAACAGCTAACATAGCTTCGAATAAAGCTTGTAATTCCATCTCATTGTTAGTTGTTTCGTCTTTACGACCTGCTCTCCAATGCTGAATTTGAGATTTAGGATAGTCAGGGGGTTCGATTACAAATGCCCAACCACCAGGACCAGGATTTCCGAAACACGCTCCATCAGTGAATATCCTCATCGTTGTACTCTTTTAACACTAGTGAATGTTAGCATACTTATCACCAAATTGAATTCCGATTGCAAGCTCTCTATTGAGCTTTAGTTTTTCATTAGTCTTTTTGATTGATTGCTCTAAGAGTTTTGTTGCACCTTCTCGGTGTCCTTTCTTTATATGGAGGACGATTTCGTCATGGAATTGGGCGGTGAGTTGTTCTCTTTGTTGCAACACTTCACGAACCCAGAGGTCAAATACAAATGACGCAGTTCCTTGAATAAGAGTTGAGAACACGTCTTTCTCATTTCTGAGTGAGTACCAGAACCCGGATACAGGATTTCGCATCCACATTTGACCATCAATTTCCCTAATCTTCTGTTGTTTTGCTACTACTTTAATAGCCCAATTAAGAGACCAATAACCATCGAATAGTTCTTTGGCTTTCTCAAGTGTGATACCGAGAGTTTTAACAAGTTTAGGAGGAAACGCTCCGTATTGCATAGCGTAACCACCATTCTTAGCCATATCTCTAATACGACTCTTTGACTTATCACCGTTCTTATAGGCTTGAACCTCTTCTTCAGTCATCATCTTTGCAGTGACAGCTACTTTAAGATGAGGATCATACCCATCTTCCAACATAGTTTTCACATAGCCGGGATCAAGTGGATAAATGTAATGTTGCTTAAGTCTATCCTCAAGAGAGGACATGTCCGCACCACACAACTCATATCCATCATCAGCAACCAAAGATGATCTAATTGCTTCTGCATATAGTCTGTCGGGTTTGGGGAGATTGACACAAGGATGTTTGTGTTTAAAACGGAGAGTGTTAGTCAACCCATTGACTTGGGCTTTGACGTATCCATCTTCTTGTGTTTCTAAAAGACCACGGATAATAGGGATACGATGAGATAGAACTCCCAATCCGTCTAAGTGTTCGAGTTCTGGAACTTTTTCATAGAGTTCCTTAACACTAGGACAAATACCCTTACCGTGTTTCTGATTGACTTGGGGAACAGGGTCTTTGCCTTTAGGATATTCAAAGAGACGAGGAACCCACCCTAGAGAAAATAACCACTCTTTGATCTGTTGAGGACTGGTAGGACTAGGTTCTTCTTCACCAACAACGACCTCGATCTCTTCTGTTTCAATAGGGAGATTGTTGAGAGAACATAAATCGAACCACTCTAATCCCTTAGCAGTGAGAGTACCGTCTTTCTTAGTGAACCTCTTAGGTCTAGTCTTCGTACCATACTTAACCACTTTGGGCATTACGCCCCGGAGAATATTGATTTTCTTTGCCTGCTCTTTCTCTAATTCAATAAGAGCTTTCTTGGCATATTCAATATCAATTTTCCATCTAGACACTTCTGCCAGATGAGCGCAATGCATTTTAAATGTTAGATAATCAATGAATGCCCAGACACCATTTTCAGACTGATAAATCTTCTTGAGTTTATTCCATTGGGCATTCCATAGATGGGTGTTGATCTTAACGTCTTCTTCGCATCTATGTATGTATTCTTCTATTGTTAGATTAAACCAATCATTGATCTTAGGTTTAGGGACATTAAAATCATCCCCGTAACTTTCAAGACCATGTTGATATCGTTGAGGTTCTAAATACCATGACAACGACAGCGTATCTACAAACTTACAGTTGAGCTTAATACCAAGGAGCTTTTCTAAAACAGGAATATCCCAACGTTTAATATTATGACCAATGAAAATAGTCACCTTCTTTAAAAACTCTCTCATATCCTCATAATCAACGAAGGATACAAGACCTAACTCCTTGGTATAAGTACTCATACAATACAGTTTAGTAGGTTTCAGGCCATCGCCTTCTACGTCTATAACTGCCTCTATAATTATTCTCCTATCTCGATCTATACAAATATTATATCAAACTGAAATTATTTGTCAAGTCTTATTTATCAAAAATAATAAGATAAGCCATATAAACTAAAATTCCTACCAGTATCCAAACCGAAAAGATAGCAAATAAAAGTAAAGCTACAACAATATAATCTGTAATCATTTTATAGGCATCCTATATTCATCATCTAATTGTATTTCACGAAGCTTACGGGACATAACATCCATAACACACATTCCACCTGGACCTGTCTGTCCACCTAGACGTGCCTTATCAATGTTCATGTAGATTGTATTACGGACTGTAGGATCAGGACTCAACTTGTCTCTGGTGAGTTTGATAATGGTGTTACTGACGTTCTCGATATTCCTAGAGCCTCTGGTTCTGCCGTTGTCATTAGTATGTGAAATCATGATGATACAAATACGAAGTTCTTTGGCAAGAAGTTTAAGTCTCTGAGAAATTCTATCGAGTTTCAATCTTCCGTCATCATCTTGTAGTCCTGTTGCCAACCAAGTGATGTGATCAAGAAAGATAAAATCACACTTGGCACCACTGGCTAAGAAACGGATGTTATCTAAAAGAGCTTGTTCGTCTTGGAGTTCAAATGACGTATAGATATGGACTCTATCGTCTGCTCCACCTACAGCTTTCTGATATCCTTCGAAGATATCTGTTACAGACAACCCACTATCAGGGAGAGTAGCTGGGAGACCCAACTCATATCCTGCGATAGCTTTAATCGTCGTACCGGAGTCTTCTTCTAAGTGAATGATACCGATGTTTGATTTGGTAGTTTTGAGGAGATGGTGCTGCAATGCCCTGAAGAATTCAGTTTTACCAACACCGGATGCGTTGGCTTCAGGACTGGCAGGGACGCCAGTGATACACACGATCTCACCTTTATGGAGACCGTAAAGCATTGCATTCAAGGAACTAAAAGGATAAGTTCCGATCTGGTCTTCTTTTACTTCTTCAAGAGCAGATTTAATATCTGCAAACGAAGAAATGATATTGTCAGGAGAATATCGTTTGGCGTTATCCCAGACACTGAACAAGCCGCTACTATCGTTATTTTGAAGATAGTCATTAGCGTCTTTAAATTTCTGGATTTTGACCAGATAGACTCTTGTGAAATCAAATAAAGCACTGATTTCTTTCGTTGTTTTTCGATCTACTTCATCATTGTCTAGGCAAAGATAAATCTTCTTAAATGAATTGATATAGTCTCTGTGCTTGATACACACTTTCATTGCTTGGGCAAGATTTCCACTAGGCAACGATACCGCTGCCGTCTTCCCCCTAGTAACTTGCCAAATGCTAGGGGCATCGTATTCACCAGCAGTAATGGTGATACTTTCTTTGCTTCCAGGATCAAACCTGTCCATTCCGAAGAGATCAGGGTCTTTCATATCCCCAACCCCTCGGAACTTCTTTTCTTTCATATTTCTGATTTTAACCCCTCGATTATCTGGATAGGGAAATCCAGTCTCGAAAGGTTCACCATCAATGAATTTGGTACTGATCCCGTAGAAACGTAACGTTGTCTCTGTCAACCCACGATGAGGGTAGAACGAAGAAGTTATAGTTTGTGGTATGATGATTTCTCTCTCAGCCACTGGTAGTAATTCTTCCAATTGCCCTCCTTCGTTTCTATTGAAGTTTTTTCCTCCACATTTTCCGTAACAATATCCTGACCCGTCTTCACGAACACAGTACGCATCAGAAGAGTCTCCACAAGGACACGGTATATGTCGTTTAACAAATTTTCCACTTTCGTTGTTTATATTTTATCCTCCAAATATTGCTGCAATGAATGGTGCAGACATAAATGAAAATAGACAAATCCAAAAAATTGCCCAAAGTTTATGTTCACTTGTCATCTATACCTCCCAATATGGTTCACAGAAAGCCACCATCGGTCCAACTGGAATTGGATATTGTGGTGCATGTTCTTGTTGATGTTGCCACAGTTTGCATTCATCATATGAAATGAAATCAGGATGATCAATTCGTGGACCACCACCTAGAATAAAAATAACACACATCCACTTCATCATACGCACCTTCGACATGAACTCTTAATTTCGAACCAATCACAGTCACATTCTGACAAGTTCATCAATCCGTTCTGAGTAAGATTCCCCTGTCTGTCACGATAACGGACTGATCTTTCTTCGTTGTCTGCATCCCACTCGGATTCAAGAGCTTTTCGAATAGCTTTAACAGGAACATATAAATCACCATGCTTTCCCGTGATCAACAGGAAATCCTTCTTTCTCTCGTTGTTTCTAATAAATTGTACTGCACCAGTCTCTGTCTTGATTACAGGACCACGATAAAACTTCTTAGTCATGGAATGCCATTGCCTCGTCGTAGTATTCCCAATTATCTACACCAGCAGCCTCAAGTTTATCTAACTTTTCAAGACGCTTTCGAAGATAACAAGTCTCATTCCATTGTTCTTGGAGAAATTGGACGGCATCTTCTTTAGTCCCTTCTTCTGCAATGGCATTGATGAATGCAGCAGGGACATGAGGATATTCTTTAATTATCATATAATTTAACACCCTTGTTGAATAGTAGGTCCATAGCTCTCAGAGATTGCTCATAAACGTACTTTATAGACTCGTCAGAGGCCAACCAAGCACAAGACAGTGGTCGGTACTCTACTCCATAGGTTTTCGCTCTGAAGGCCCCTCTAGAGCCGTATAAACGCCTACGCTTATCGTCATTATCCCACAGCATAGATGCAGGATAGAGGACAGCATCGAGTTGCTTAACGGCTTCTCGACACATATCGAAATGGGTAGAGTCATTAGGATCAAGCCAGTTACCCCAACCAATATGGATATGGCCACCAGCAGTCCTGAATGGTTCTGTTGTCTCTGGTGGTATATTCTCTTCTCCGGTATATGCATTGTAATCAGGCATACAACCAAGGAGTTTGGCTGTCTCAGGAAGATTCTCGAAATAGTCTGGATCGAAATGAGCAGTAGGTTCAAAGACGATCATGTGGTCAGACATGAAGCCTTCAACTCTTGCATATAGATTATCTAGAACCAGTCCGATGTTCTTCGTGAAATCAAAGAAGGAAGATGCCGGGTCTGTATTGAACTCTAGAGCGACACCATCAACTTGGATGGCACCACCGGGAACCTTATGAGGTTCTTCTTTTGTTCCTGGAATCCAATCATGAGCAGAGACGAAATCTCCCTCTAGGTTTTTGATAAAGAGTTCTGGGTCACAACCAATTGTAAAATCAACCATGTTTTTAAAACCAAGTCAGATCAGAGGCATGAGGGAAACGGATAGCTAGAATGAATATCAGTATCCAGATAGAGAAGAAAACGCATATTCCTCTACTATCCCAATCCCATAAATGTGGAAGTCTCCATGACACGAACATTCCTACTAGAATGGGTACTATTAGTGCTATCAGAATTGAAGTGATCATTACAGGTACTTCTTGAAAACTTGCTTTGCAGCTTCGGCATATGTCTTAGGTTTACCATCGAACTTAACACCAGTCTTGTACAGTTCTGCAGCAAACTTAATACCGTTCTCTTTGTCAGCAAAGATATCTTGAATATTCTTCCTAGAGTAATCAAATCTCTTCCTGAATGTTCCACCAGAGAAGTCATTAGGCTCTCCGTTCTTGAATTTCTTAAGGCTAGCCATCTGAGGGAACATATAAGTGTTGACTGGTGACGCTGCCGGAGTATATTGCTGTTGAAAATCCAGTGTCACACAACACAAAGCCTCGAATTCATCCAGTCCTTCCTTACGTAGAGTATCCCACTTAAGTGAAGAACCCGGGAGATAACAATAAGTGAATTTCAGGAGATTGACCATCACTGTAGGATCAACATCAGTGTTAGTCAGGATGATACCTGTGAACTTCTCTTTTCCTTCTGGTCCAGAATGTGTCCTGATAAGAGTGTGTTCTCCACCAAAACCCTTGATCCAAGGAGAACGATCACTCCATACGTAATTGAATAGATCATTCTCTGGACATGTACCAAAAGGAACAGCTAGAGCAAAAGGCTCACCCTTGGGGAAAGGATACCTCAAATCTCCTGGCTTGCCTTCTGGTTGTGTTGCCTCTGCTCCATGAGTTGATTGATATTTACGGAGATATCCATAACAAGGATTGGAAGGACGAGGTACGATCTCTAGATCACCGTTGTCATGCTTCATAACTAGGCAACCAGGATAACTCCCGTGAAGAGTGTTGTTGAAATTGATTAGTTCAGGGAGAACTTGTTCTAGAGTTCCGTTTGGGAAAATCACATTCTTGACATTAGCCATTTCTTCAGTCTCTTCTTCATCAAACCAGTCATCGTCATAGAAATCGTCGTCTTCTAAGAAATCTTCTTCGTTCATGGTTTGTTATCGTTTGCTACTAAATCTTTTTCTAGCTCTAGGTCCATTAAATCTAAAGTACCATCATCGAGCCAACCATAAGGATCATCTTTGGCTTCGTAATCAGCCATCAGTTCCTCGTGCCATTCTCTACATTCTTTACAAATGAAAGAATCTTTTCTGATAGGATCAATCATAAAATATTCAGTAGTGAAGTCTCCAGAATTTGTTTCAATGTCTTGTGAAGAAACTTTGTTGCATGAGACACAACGTCTGTGTGCACCTGTATTTACCATTAATTATTTTTTCTCTTTATACGGCCAGAGGTGTCTTAAAGCTAAAGGGACACGGCCGGTAGTTATTATGAATTTAACATTTAGAAAGATAGAGATATTATATATTACCCTTCCTATCTAACTTAATACAGATATTATATCATATAAAAATACCAAAGTCAATACCTTAGTCGTAATGATCGTACATTGACCATCCAGCTTGACCTGGCATACCCCAAAAATCTCTAATTTCTTTCTCTCTTTCAGAAGTATTTTCTATATTCTCGTTGACAGCACCGGGGAAGTCTGACTCCCAGATGTCCCACTCATAATAAGGTCTACCAGTTATAGGAGAGACCATAACACGAGATTGACGAGTCCCCCTGTTGCTTAGTTTGGTTGCACTGAATGCATCCTTATCCCCAATATACATGAACCCGTGAGCCCATTTATGCTTCAGATAAGTATGACCAACACTCTCCAAAGCAGGACTATTCATCTGATCCAACAAGACGATCTTTTCGATCCTTCTGTTGAAATACAAATTGTTCTGTTGGAGTTCATCGATAGCCAAGATGTGTTGTGGACTAACGAGAAAAGCCTCTCCCTTGATACAAGCATGGATCATTACTTTCTCATCGAAGACAACTGGATAATCTGTCCCAGCACTCATCATCTTGAGATTGGTATTGACCGTCATAGCTTTACCTAGATACTTAGCTCCCTCTAGGTATTTATTATTCTCTAGTGTATCACGCTTGAGATTGTCATACACAAACAACAAAATATCTCGCCTGAACCGAAGATCATGAAAATCAGGAGATTGCCAAGCCCGTGTCTCAAGCTTCGTTAACAGAGAAATATATCGATCAATTTTCTCAGCCAACGTGAACCTCCTGTTCAGCTTTCCTCTTGTTCATTTCGATCTTCTTTTCTAGCTTATTTTCTTTGTTGTTCTTTGTTAGTTCTTGATATGCAATAGTTATCGAACGAAGATAATTTGTGAGGAGCATGAACATAGTTGTAGCATCATCGATATTTTCCTTGAAGAGTTTGTGGATTTCAGACTCTTCGAAGCTTGCCATAGCGATGAAGCCGTCCGCTGTGAACAGATCGACCTCTTCCAAAATGTCCACTATTTGTTTTGACAAAGAGATCGTCCTCTCGAAAGGGGGATATTTTAAAATCTCAATATCACCGACCTTTTGGACAGTCTGGACTGCTGGAAGTTTACCCTTCTTCTTTTCTTCTTCAGCTTTCCTCTCGTTGAACAGAGTTCCTCTCTTGATTTCCTTGAAATAATCATCATTAGAAGCTAAGAATTCTTTACCATTCTCGTCTTTGATTTTCTCCCATCCTGAAGAATTCAACAAGAGAGGAGGTTGGTCATTCACGATAAGGACTGCTCGGCCTGATGTAGAAATCCACTTATTAAGGATGACTTCTTGAATAAATGGATCACTAAGATCAGCACTCCCTTGTGACCCTTTAAGTCTTGTCAGGAGTGGAGCAATCTTCGCGAGAGCATACTGTCTGGAATCGCTATCTTTCTTGGTGTCAAGTTCTTGAATGTGTTCTTTCTGAGCATCTGGAACATATACGTTATACACTGTTCCGTTGTGCATGAAATAGATATCACGCTTAGCCGAATGATAGACTTGGATAGGCTGAACATTATCCATATGCACTTCACCAGCAGATGCATTCCTCAAATGCACCCATCGTTCAGCGTCTTCGTTGTCCTTCAAAATCTTATAAATCTTATCGGGATCGACTTTCGCTGGCATGTCCTTGATAACTTGAATTTTGTTATTCGCCTTAATCAGAACGCCATATCCATGCTCATTGTTATGGACAGCATTGAACAACAGATCAAAAGGGAGTGTATATCCCGGCAAGAGTTGGAAAATTGAACACATTCAGATTAACCTTTCAATGCCTTCGCATAAATTTCAACAGTAGTCCCTTGAAGACCTGGAGCACTGTTAACTTCAAGGACATATGCCTTGCCAGTTTGCTTGTGGACCACGATATCAACAGCGCCGAAATCAAGTCCGATCTCAGAGACAGTATCGATTGCAGCTTGGATCACGCTCTGATGAGGATTAACATTAGCCCTCTGATAGATGAAACCATTGTCTAGGTTCCTGATCTTCCAGTTGATGTCTTCCTTGTCATGCTTTTCAGCATATTCCTTGGAAAGTGTCTTCCGTTGGATATCAACAGACTTCCCATTAATGACATGAACACGATACTCTTCTGTCTTCGGAATATACTTCACATACAAAGGAGCCTTGACGAAATCCTTTGGGTTAAGGTTCTTATGCATTAGCACAATACCGGCCCCAGAATGCCCATTCAGAACGGTTCTGGCTACAACCCAATATCCCTCCCCAACCCACTCTAAAGCCTTCTCATGGCTCTCTGTGAACTCAGGAAGGTATGGTGAACCCTTAAGATGCTTGAAGAACTTCAGTTTATCCGAAGTCAATGCCACCTTCTGAGGATGGTTGATGATCTTGCACTTCAAGACTTCATTAGGAACTTGTGTAGCTCCCCAATTGATGACTTGCTTTTGAAGACCCCCTTTGAACTTTGAACCTTCGTTCTTGATCCTCTTGATACCCAATGCTTCTTTAAGTGCCTTGGCACCTTCCGAATTCGGGTTATACGAAAAGATATGCATTAGAAATTATCCTCTATTTCTTCGTCTTGGATATTGAATGGATTAGGTGCAGGTTGTTCAAGGTCAGGATGGAATTGAGGTACTACTGGCTTTAACACTGCATCTATTATTGCATTGGCAGCGTTAGGATCAATCCAAGCATTCACTGGCTTCTTCTTACCAACCTTTGGTGCTGCTTGACCTTGTGCAGCGGCTTTGAGGAATGCATTGTCAGCATCTTCGATATATTTAAAGTTCTTGATGATAACGTGTTTTTGTTCTTCTGTCAGAGCTTCAAACGAACTTCCATATATCTTGATAGACAACTCGTCTAGATTTTTCGACGACAATTTTTTTGGTGCTTGTTCTTTGTCTAACGCCCTCCAGTCAGGGATTGACACGGCACAATTGGCAGCAAACCAGAAATTCTGTTCTACCAATTTGTCTTCATCAGGAAATTTCAGTAACTTCCTGTACTTACCGAAGATGTCTGTTAGGAGTTCGTTGCCTCTCTTCTTCCAAGCCAGAATGATATCTTTTGGAGTGATATCTTGTCTTGAATACACGAGAAGACTGTTCAGAATTCCAACCCAATCTTCGATGATTTTGATATCAGTTGTCCCTCGAAGAAGTCTGATTTCTAGAGAACCGTACTTCCACAGTGCGCTCATGTTCAACGCGGCGTACTTAGAAGAATTCGGCTCAATTTCTAGATGATTGAACCTTCTCTTTTGAATGCAATCCAAGACATGGAGGATAAAGCCGAAGTTCTCTTCTGCATCAGAAAGTGGGAGACAGAAAAGATTGCTTTCTCTCGAAGGACCTGCAAATTTCTTCAACAAATTCTCAACAATACAATACACTGTCAAGAAATTACCAAGTGTCAGAAACTTTTCGTTCAAGAAATTGATATGGACATGGACACTGGTTGTGAAAGAACTCTGATTGAATTCGATCCCATCGATCTTTGATTTGAACTCAATCAGAGCTTCAGGGACTTCCTTCTCAAACATCAAAGGAACTTTTAAGACATATTCATAAGGTGCCGGTCCTCTTAGAGAATCGTCATTATGGACTGTCCAAAAAGCCATGTTTGGCTTATGATATGCAACCTTCGCTTCTGTTTCAATCTCAATACCGAATTCACCTTTATGTTTCTTTAAAGCTTTGAATTTAGCAAATTCGTCTGCTAATGTCATAGTTTATCCTTAATCGATTTGCCAACCGAGAACGTGTGAAAGATATTTCGAAATCACCCATCCGAGTTCATCACTCTTGACATGGACGATGTATTTGTTCGGTTGTATCCATCCTACATACTGGTTCTTGTAGAAGACTTTAATGATGCCTTGCTCATCGATACTTAAAGCAATCGAGAGATTAATGGCAATTTCACCAACACCCCCTAATTTCCTAAGACCATGCAGAGCCTGTTCAAGACTTGGATATCTTCGTTGAGCCATTTCAACAAATCCCTGAGAGAACAACAGAGAAGTGACATTGACTATCTTCTTCTTAGCACTTCCAGGAAGATACTGGAATTTAGAATTATGTTGATTAATCCCTTGCTTAACCTTCCTTACAGGAATTCTGGAGAGATATGCTGTTAATTCAAATTTCTTATAGTTAACATATCCCAATGGGATACTGGAAAAATCGAAATGATCATCTGTGAACTTGATTTGGTGTTTAGGAGGACCCCCGCCGCCATATTCGAGATCATATAATTCTAACATCTGGCCTCCACCTTCTTTAAAATAGTATGGAGTGCCCTTATACATGAAGATACTCTCAGCAATTTTCTGAGGAATATCTTGAGCAATGATTGTACATTTCATAGTGCAATTCTCGGATTAATATTCTGGACGATCTTGAACCTATGCATAACGATATTGAACATTTCTCTTCGTGTGTCTTCTTTGCGGACCCACCTGTTAGATGGAGCACGGAGTTCAATACCATAACTCTTCGGACGAAATGCTCCCTTACCCCCATAGAAAGCCATCCTTTTCTTCTCTAGAAGAGTTGTGGGTTCAAAGAACTTTTCACTCCTGAAAGCAGAAGCAACTTTCTGACAAGCATAGAAGTGTTCACCACCAAAAGGTTTCATTCCTTCAGTCCAACCTATATGAACGTGACCAGAAGCTGTTCTGAAAGGTTGTTTTTCAAGTCCGGGAGGAGGAGTTTGTTGAGCCCCCATAGATGTAAAATCGGGGACACAACCCAGCATCTTGGCTTTCCAAGGCTGTTTGTCAAAATACTTTGGATCAAACTTGGCAAATGGAGTATACGACAAGCGTAAATTCTTGTCGATTCTCTTCACCATTTCATTCATTTGAGTAAGAACAGTTCTAATATTCCCTTCGAATTCATCTTGAGTTTTAGCAGGATCGATGTTGAATTCAAATGCCATACCATCGACCTGAACAGCACCCTTATCGACCTTATACGGTTCTTTCTTAGTGCCGGGGAGAATACCATATGCCGAAATATAATCATAGCCATCCAGAATAAAAAGTTCAGGATCGCAACCAATTGTTATGTCCATCTGTCGTCCAATATGTGTTACGAATTTTAAAATATTTTAGAGCCCTTTTACAACCAACACAAGGCTCTGAATTAGAAACATTTTTACCTCCTGTGACCCTCAAAACATAAAGATCACATTCTGTCAAGACATTTTTATCTTTAATTTTAGTTAGAGCATCCAATTCTGCATGAATAAAAATCTTTTCTTCTTTGTCTGCGAAGAATTTCTGAAGAGGATGGGATTTTTTCTTATTATGCCCAACAGAAAGAATACTTCCTTTATGAACAACAACAGCACAATGCTGTGAATTTCCCACCTTATCTGCCCTAGGGACAGATTTCAAAAGGAACTGAAAAATGTCATCCATCTAGTTCACGAAATTTCTTTCCCTCAGACCTCCTACTTCGAAGAGATCATCACACTTCTTACAGAGATAACGTCCTGTGCCTATCTCATTACCAAGATACTGCTCAAGAAGGTCCATGTCCTTTCCGCAACCGCAGCAATCCTTGTGGAGGGCTTCTCTGGGCATGACTGCTCGTTCTTTTGGGCCTGCTTCTTTGCTTCCCTCTGTTCCCTTCTCGTCCTTTTCCTTAGCTTTCTGTTGCTCAGGAAGAGGGGATGGTTTTGCCAATTCTGTACGAGGAACAATCCTTAGATCAGGCTTTTGTTGAACAGGAACAAGAACCCCATGCTTTATTTCAAAACTAGGGGAAAAATCCTTGACTTTCTCCTGTTTCTTTTCGACAGGAGGGGGATTGACATATTCCAACGTCCACGGTTGTTTCTTACTCGAAGCGTGAATATCGAGTGGAGAAATCCTATGGATCAACCCTGTAGCGAACTCACATACATTATGTCTCTTAATAAAATTCCTATTTAGAATCCATTCGAGCATCTCTTTCTCGGAAGCCCAATACAGAACCTTACGGTTCAAATTCCAAGAACAATGCAACGGACGATGTTCATTCCTAGCAAAGACTAGTTCCCTCTTCACCTTGTCATAGATCACGATTGCATAAGCAGACTTTGAATTAAGTTTCGAGAGGACTGGTTGAACACCATGAGTGTTGATATCATTGAACATCAGTTCTGAGTCAGTGATGTTATTTCCAGGACGATAGTCACTTGACTCTAGAGTTCCGTTGTGCATTCCAACGATCTTACTCAAATCGAATGGATGAGCGTTATCTGCACTGATAACTCCTTTAGTTGCTGCCCGGACATGACCAGCGAAGAAGTTATCAACATGAGAATTGAAAAGATGCCTATCTCCACCCTTACCCTTTTCGTGATACCACAAAAGATAAGCAATTTCATTGGCAGTCTTTTCAACTGTGTAATTAGCATATTTGTTGTAGACAGCGCCTTGAACAATTCCTGCCCCATCCTGACCTCGAACTACGGATGCTTGAGCGAGTTCCCTCAAGATTTTCAGGTCCGTGTCGATGATCCCGTTGCCTGCAATACCAAAAATTCCACACACTATACGATTTCCTTAATTTTCCAAAGGTTTGAGGTCCTAAGAATCTCTTTGAAAACAGAGAAATTCTTGTTTAGAGGCACAAATCTCGATAGATCATACCATCCTTCACATTCGTATCTTTCATTAGGACCAACTCTTTTCAATGTGATTGGATTAACAACCTCTAAAAGTTGAACAGCAGGTAAAAACTTCCTACCATTCCAAGCTTCACCTATATCTCTTATGGTGTAAATCTTGTTCAATGTAAGTATTTGTATGACCGGATTTCCCTTATTTGGTCTAATACAGACAACTTGCATCCCAATTTTAGCATCCCACATGGCATCACAAAAGCATGTTCACCAGTTCAAAGAAATAGACGTTGCAATCATGACGCTCGTCTACATATTCAGGATGGGGTTGGAAGCACAGAGACTTGGTATGTTCATAATACACAACCTCTGTATCAAATTTGGGATTAGGACGATTTGGATCGGCACTAACAAAGAAAGTTGCTTCCTTTGCAATACCAATCACTTCTCCCTTATCACTTGGGATCATCATCTGGTGGTGAGTACTGGTCATCTCAAGATCAGTTTGATAGATCAAGAGATCACGTACAGTATGACTACGACCATGATTATTCACGTCTTGCCACATCTTCCCACCAGAGAGAATATTGAGGAATTGTCCTCCCCTACAGATACCGACTTTTGGATATCCATCGAAAGCATTCCAAGCAGCGACTTCCCTACGATCTCGATTAGCATCGAGGTATTCACAGGCTACATTCTTCTCGTTGTAATAGCTTGGAGATACGTCGCTACCACCAGTGAAACAAATCAAGTCTGGTTCACCGAGATGTTGATAGTCTGGAATGACCTTGTATCCACGGTCTCTAAACATTCTCTGCACGAGATCATCGTTACCAATTACTTTGACAGACTTATGTTTAGTCTCGAAATAGTTCAACAGGAGAGCCTTGCCCTTCTTTTCCTGCTTAGCCTTATACTTACTCATTTGAATTTCTTGTCCATTTCTTTGAGGTTTTCACGAGAGATTTCAACGCCATAATATCCCACGTAATCCTTATACTTATTATCGCCTAACCATTTTCGTGGATCACCATGACCTAATTTTGATTTAGCGAAGAGAAGTGTATTATAGGCTGATCTTACGTGTGGTTTGCTTTCTTTGATGGCTTCCCAATCAGGGTCACCACACCAAGCCCAATGGTTATCGTTTTCTACACCTCTATACTCTAAACGTTTTCCGTTATACACGAAATCTTTAGCATAGACATACGCTCTGGCGGGATCGATACCTTCCTTCACTGCTTCATACCAAAAGCGGATATGATCTTCGAATTCATTGAAAGCCCGAGAGGCGATGAGGAAATTCATCAAGAACTTTTTGTTTGCTTTCTTGAGGGTTTCTGGCCCAACAAAAAAGCCTCTGATTTTCTTCTCGTCTTTGATAATTTCAATTGGGTCTATAAGGAGAGACCTCCAAGGAGATTTATCCCCTGTGATCCATTGTAGATATTGGACTCCTGCATCATCATCCAACTCACAGTAGTACCCTACTCCTAGATATTTGAAGGTTTTGGGTGAATGGACACCAATCTCGTAATAACAGGGTTCACGAGCTTCAAGGATTTCTTCTTTGCCTGTCTCGAATGCGAACCAACTATCACTACCGTTACATTTAAGAAGATGCAAACGGCCTGTTTCTTTTGTCATCTTTTCACAATTTCATTTCTATCAAATTTAACTTCGTAAATGGAATATAATTCCTGTATCCCGTACGGATATCTTTGTATCTTTCTTACTGCATCGTTCTGACTTCTAAGTAAAATCTTATCGTAGTCAGAAACTCTACCTGAATAAATCTTCTTCATCAGGTGCGAAACCACGTAGTCATTCTTTGCGACTACGTATTTCTTCTCGATCATTTGAATAATCTTTCAATGTGTTCAATCACTTTTGCACTCCGATAAGTATAATCAGAGTGTTCAATCATATGGAATGGTTTCTTCCATTCTCTGAGTTTCTGTACCATACCATAATAGAATTGCCACCTTTGCATCTCCGTCATTACGCGCTCACCATCCTGGACCCAAGGAACAGAAGGAGCCATGCATAGATATAGATCGATGTCCCGTTGACGAGCAAATTCGAAAAACGGTAACGAGTCCGCGTCAGGATGCCAAAGTTCAAAATACAAAGCAGTAACGAGAGATTCAGTGTCGCTAATAACCAGAGGGACATCATAACACCTAGATACTGCATTCTCGATGAAGGCATCTTGTCCATGGAGAATAACTTCGAAGTCTTGTCTGTTGAGTTTGTTATGTCTAGGCTTGCAGATTGTCCTCCCGTATTCTGGCACACAAGGACACCCGAAGTGTTTTCCAAGTTCCTTGACCAAGAGAGACTTCCCTGTTGACTCAGGTCCTACGATAGCAACCTTTTTAACGAAGGATGGTTTGACATAGTTAGGTAACAAAGAAAAGTATTGTTGGAGGTCACTTCTTACTTTTGTTCCACTTACCTGAATGATTTCTCTGTCTGGATCGACGGGATACCATTCGGCGCTAAGTTCTTCAGCAATTCGTTTTCCGTACTCATCAGATGTGAAGACATGAGTAATATAATTACTTGGACTGACATCATCAAGAATACGGGCAGTATCCGCCAACCAACGATCCCAATAACTTTCATCTGTGATTGTCCCCTTCTCGTCTTTCGATACATTAATATCGAATTCTCTTTGAGCAATAATTTGATGAGGCCAACCGCCTATGGCCTTTGCAGCCCACTCGATCCTCTTTTGGACAGGAATAAAATCTTCATCCGTAAAACCAATAAGGACGATCAACTTATCAACACAAGCTGCTGCTGTCTGCAATAAAAGCTCATGACCTTGGTGGAACGGGAGAAACTTTCCCAGAGTTAGGCCAACTTTCATTTTTCTGCCACTTCATCTACGATTTCATCGTCTATCCACTGGAATATCCCGTAGATACACAGACACAATAGAATTACATACAGACCACTGGTCACATACAACTCCTTGAGGAAATACACAGGAATGGCAACTAGATCAATCATGATCCATAGTATCCAATTCTCTGTGAATTTCTTACTCAAAAGGTATTGAGCCACGATAGAAGCCACCATGATGAACGAGTCCCATCCGGGATAGGCAGCATGAGTGTAGAACTTGAAAAACAGTCCGAAGACAGCAGTTCCAACAAGAACACCTAGTGCAACCAACGTCATCTCTGAGGTAGTCAAGCTCCTTGGATGAAGAGTGTTCTTTCCTTCATCCCCTTGA